CTACTTCTACTACTTCTACTTCTGCTACTTCTGCTACTTCTGCTACTTCTGCTACTTCTGTATAAACGTTAACAATGTTAACGAGCGGATCTTCGTGTAAAAAAACAGAATCTATTTTACAAAATACAGTTCCATCTGCTTGTGATTTTAATAAATGGATTTTTTGTTTTAAATTCGTAAACCTTATGGAGTGATATTTATGATACGTTTCTAAATGATGTTTAAACAGAGATACCCGTTCTGATAAAATGACAGTTTGATGTTCCACGTTATAAATGTAATTGTCTAAATTTAATCCACTTGTTAATTTTAGACGATGAGTTATAATTTCAGTTTCATTTTTTTGAATATCATCCTCTAACTTTTGAATTAATTTTAATATATCTCCATATATTTCCTTCACTGTTACAAAATCATATGCTTTATAAGGGTCTAAATCTTTATAAATAGGATACTTTACATTTTTGTGTTTCATATAGGAAAGTATGGAATGTAACAACTTGTAGTAATCACCATACATACGATTGTCTATGAATTTATAAGATTTATTCATTTCATCGTATTCTAACTCAATCAATCTACTTTGAAATAATAGCGAATCTAACATTTCAGTATGTTCATGTAAATCCATATACCTAGAACAACAGTCTTGAACCGTTTCCTTTATATCATTAAATTCTTTAAGTAGGGAATGTATCGACGTTTTAAGCTCTTCTATTTCATTCATACATTTTACATTTATTTTAAAGTTCTAAGGTATGGAATTTAAATGGGCAACAGAACACGAATCCGTTCTTGCAGAATGGGCTGATAAATCTAATTGTTATAAATGGCTTCATACGAAATGTCACGAAAAGTTCCATTCCCTTCACATTTGGTATACCATTCCTGTTATTGTTATGAGTACGTTAACTGGTACTGCAAATTTCGCTCAAAGTCAAATGCCAGATAATTTTAGAAACTATGCCACTATGATTATTGGAACTGTAAACATTTGTGCGGGTATTATTACCACTATTCAACAATTTTTAAAAATTAACGAACTAAATGAATCGCATCGGGTTGCCTCCATTGGATGGGATAAATTTTATAGACGTATCAAAATTGAACTTTCCAAAAATCCACTGGAACGATTGCCAATCGTTGACTTTTTTAATTCTGCTACGGATGAATACGATAGATTAATGGCAACCAGTCCATTGATTGACAATGACATTCTTGTATTATTTAATAAAACATTTGGAAATTCATTTACTGCTGATTTTTCAAAACCAGAAATTTGTAATTCACTCATAAGTGTTCGGTCCACCATGTATAAAAAAAGCGATATTGACAAAAAGGACAAAATTATGAAGGATTTAGTAGGGGACATTATGATTATTCAAACTGAAAAACAGTCTACAAAAAATAAATTAATTAAAGAATTTTATGAAAAGTTTCAACATGAATTAAAACGTGTACCTACCGAGAATGAATTAATTGATAATTTAATTTTGGATCCATCCGTTCATGACTTATCCATTACGGAAGAAATGATAAGTCATTATTTAGCTGAATTATAATAATTATAGTATAGTATGGGAATTTTCGATCATGACGTATTTAAACATATTATAAGTATTGGGTATGAATTTGAAACCCACGACATTTCTAAAATTTCAATGACAAATAACGACTTTATCGTTTCAAATATTTCAATGCAAGGATTAAAAGATAGAGTTCAATCTGGAGATGCTGTTAAAAGTGGGAACCATCTTTATTCCTTCTATAATTATAGAACAGAGTACATTGATGACCCAGACATGGATGGAGATGATGTAAATCCAGACATAATGATGCATACAACGGTAGATTTTGGAGAAAGTCATTTTGATACATCCCTTTTACCCCATTGTATTGGATTACAAGATAAAAACAAAATGTACGCACTTAAACTTAAAAAAACTTACCCCATTACATTTCCAGGTTCATTGGCTGACTTAACTGAATTCCCTTGTTCTAATTTTACAGGTGTAGAATGGATTGTTACTTACTATAAACCTCCATCTAGTTCATCCATCATCTTAAATACATACATCGATGCTTGTTCTAGAATTTCAGAACAATTAGATCAGTGTGAAAAACAAACAGGCTCTTTTATCATTCGGTCTACGAAAGAGGTAGTTGGCTATAAACATCGACATGTTTATCATAAACCAGGTACAAATCTATTCTTTTTACAAAGAAATGATGGCATTGATACACGGACTGGTAGAAATACATTTTCATTGAACGCAATCACTATAGTTCCCCAGATGACGTTTTGCGCGAACGTTTCTCATGCTATGCAGATCATGTGTCAAATGATAACCCTTCAGCCATTAAAACAAACCTCCATGACAAAATCTCTTAAAAAAATACAAGATGAGTTTGTAGCTGTATATGAATGCACCGCGTCTCTTTTTCCGCATAAAAATGCAATCGTTCAAAAATGTATTTGTTTATTGTCTTTAATTTTGTATAAAGTTGTAACGTATGTAAATAATTTTTCTGTAGGAACAGTTGGACCAGATGACTACTTTAAGGATGTATTAACATTTTCAGTTCGACACTCAAATGCAGTATTGTATAAACGATTAAAAGAATTATTGGAAGAAACGCATTTATCTATGGACATAGTACAACTAGATGCAATTGAAAAATTGTATAAACATTCCGTTACGGCTGTAAAGTTCCCATCCCAACCCGAAGGGTTTGGAGATCCCACCGTATCTTTCCGTTCCTATTTTGATTACATGGACCAAAAAGGGACAGATTGGCTTGAAGACACCGGTATCGTAAAGTTTTCAGCAATGTATGAATTTAAACACGATAACTTAATGATTGAACATAGAGAGTTTGGACCTACCATTGCAACTATGATGAAAGACCGAAATATAAATGTAGTTGGATATGCTCCCACTTTGAAAATGATAACCTCTTTAAATGAAACTATCCTTGCCGATAAACATGCAGTTGATTTACGGGATAAAGTATATGATAAACACACAGGACAGTACACGAAAAAGTGTAAACGGGGAGAAAGCAGAATAAAGGGCGTATGTACGCGAAAAAACATTGGACTTTCTTATTTTAAGTTTTCATGTGACGAAGAACACAGAGAATTACTTGAGTATTTAGTATCGCATGCAAGAAAACAGGCTTCTAATTTTAAAACTGTATTTCCATGGGAACATGAATGTAATGAAAATTATTATGTATACGTTGCTCTTCAACTTCCTCCAAATGAAACGTTGCAAAGTATGCTTCAACATAAGGTTGAACCTGTCATTTACGGATGGATGAATGTTGAACTATCTATTTGGAAAACGTATAGAATTGCTTATGTAAATCACGTAACTGCTCGTACAGACAAAACCGTGTTTAAAAATATTGGGTCCATATTAATTGAACGGATGGAACAGCAAATGATAGAAGGAGGGATTGATTTTATTAAGTTGCTCCCCATTGGAAGTGCAGTTGGATTTTACAAAAAAATTGGATATACGGCGTGCTTAGAGGATGGACCGGATTCACTTGGGTATATGTGTAAAACTCTAAGACGCGACCCTCCAAGTGAATACGCAAAATATGTTAATGCAACATGGAAGAAGGAAAAGGCCGCCCATACTGCTGAATTGAAACTAACTATGAAAGAAATAAAAAAACATTTATCTAAAGCTGAAAAAAAGATAATGGATGAAAAACTAGAAGAGGATGAAACGTTTATAGAACAAATGGTTTATTTATTCATGGAAAATGGTATAGATGAAGTTAAAAATGCACTTAAAACTTAAAAACATTCATCCATATCAGGTTCAACTATATCGTATACTTTAATTTTATCCAGAATCATATCCAGTCTGGCACATGTTTGATGACAGGCAGAATACGTTTCCTTTAAATTCATAATACCCATTTTCGTTTTACACAAATATTCATTCATTCCATCCTTTTTAATGTGTGTGATGGCATCATTGATGACCCGATTTACAGTTTTAATCATTTCATTTCGGTTATCTTGTCGTTTCCATCGTCTTATTCCTTCAGGTATAAATAAATAACCCGTTTCAATGTTTAAGTAAGCATCCCGCGTTATTAATTTCTGTCCCTTTTCAATCTTCTGCAATAATTTTAAATTAATAATGATTTCTTCAAGCTCCATTTGTATTTATATTTATTATATTATGTATTGTATGAAAGAATTAAAAGATAAAATACAACAATTACTAACTATCATCGAACAACTTGATATTGCCGCTGCTACTGCCACTGCTACTGCCACTGCTACTGCCACTGCTACTGCCACTGCTACTGCTACTGCTACTGCTATAGAAGTTACCACATTATTTAACATGAATATGTATATAAAATGTCTAATACATGAATTGAGAACTCCAATAACGGAATGTATACTTGGATTGAATATAATAGAACAGGTTGTATCTTCTGAAATGGTAACAACTGTGGAAATGTTGTACAGATCATTGAATTACATGGAAGATATATTAAATAAATTTTATTTAATTCAAAATGGCAAACTTACATTGAATGCGTTTGAGTTATTTGATGTGAATGAATTAATCCAGGATAGTATTCAATTGTTGCAATATAATATAAAGGAAATGAAGGTTTCAATTAAATGTAGTATAAATTTAAATGAACCAATTTATGGTGATAAAATTAATTTAAAACATTGCATTATAAATTTAATTAAAAATGCAATTAAATATGGATCCATTTATAATAAAATTACAATCCATGTGTATAAAAATGGAAATGGTTGTATTATTTCAATTGCGGACAATAACAACTTCATTCCTAAAAAAATAAAAGATAATCTATTCAAACCATTTAATTCAACTTCTGGATCTGGACTGGGATTATACATTTGTAAACAAATTATAGATTTACATGATAGTAAAATCTATCATGAATATGACAAAGGGAATAAATTCATTATTGAATTATGTAACCCATGTAACCCATGTAATCATTGTGTGAATTGTGAACTCGACTGCAATAAGTGTATTAATCAGGAAATTGATATTGAACAATGTGCAAATTTTGTAAATATAAATGAAATACCAATTATTGAACATTTGCATAAAATTATTATAGTAGATGATAGTGCATCCATTCTTAAATTAATGTGTAAAATGTTTAAATCTCCTACGAATACTATAATAACAGCAACAGATGGTCTAGATGCCATTGGTAAAATATGTAATGGAGATTTTGACATTGTATTTATAGATAATCAAATGCCAAATTTAACTGGATCCCAAACAATCAAACTGTTGAGAGGTATACATTTTAATAAAATAATTATTGGCATTACGGGTAGTTATAATTTGGACTTAAGCGAATTTAATGGAAGCGGTGCTGATTATGTATTTACAAAGCCTTTAGATAAAACAAAAATAGAAATAATTCAATCTTTTTTATCTAAAAATGTAACTAGACAAAGTAACAAAACGCTACAACTTGTTAATTCACAATTAGAATGGGTTTAGTAATATTCTATGAGAGTGTGAATGATTTGTTTGAATGCTCGTGCTTCCATAGCTTCTTGTATTTTATGTTTTTGAGGTATCATTTCATAAAATATACTTCTGTCATCAAATGGATGGATGAGGTTAACTTTGAAATACACAATTGAATCGGACCGGGTTACAAATATCCCCTTTTCTAGTACACATCGTTTTCCTACATATCTTTTTATTTTATACATTTTACCTATTTCTAAAGCATCAATTGATACACATTGAAACAACATTTTTTTTTGTTACTTCGTTTAAACTTGAAATATCAATTTTTTCGTCTATGGTCGTACTCTTTTACGTTTATGTTAGTTTTACGCCCGAACTTTTCTTATACTTACGCAGTTTTTTATATGAATCAGTTGATACACATGAAAAAGAAATTAAGATGAAATGTTTATGGCACGAACCATTTAAGAAATGGATTCCAGTTCATCCAGTGTAATCATTTAATACGTCGCAAAATGTACGTACTCGAACAAACTTATATTCAGTCTTGCGGAGTTCAATACTAAATTCAATATCTAAGTTTGTCAATGCAGAAATATTGAAACAATAGCTATCATTACGACTCCTATTATTACCAGATTTATCACATATAAGTTCATGACGACAACGCAACAATTCATCACATATACAACGATTAGCCTCCTCCATCCGCCCCATCACCACTCCTGTTATATATATACATTCTACTTTATTTTGTATGCGAAATACGTCCATAGGATGAACCGTTCTTGTTTTACGTGGTTCAACTGTAATAGTAGTACATTTTACATTCAGGGTGGTTCGTGCGTAATCAAATAACACGTATATGTTCCCATCAACTACTGGAGACGAAATGCTACCATAACCCAAAGTCTTATGTAATACGCATTTACCGTAAGCATACACATTAGAGTGTTCAATGTCAGTAACTCGTGCAGTAATTTGGTCCGTTGTAGTTTCAATCGATTTTAATGCTGTAACGGTTTCATTCAACTTACTTATGTCTTGTTTATTTTTACCGTTACATTCCGCGTATAACTGTATTCGTTCATGACAAGACGCAAGTTCTAGGCGGAGGTCATTCATTTCATTTGAAACGGAATCATCAATTCGATTCAGTAGTTGTAACAGTTCATTAAGTTCTGGATGCCCATTCATTTTTGGGTGTAGATCTGCAATTTTATTCACATAGTCAACCATACAGGTAATTTTTTCTTTCACATTCACAAACTCTTCACAATTCATAGTGTCTTGAAAATCCATCGCAGTTTGAAAGGTTTCAATGTCTGCTTTCAATGAATCGCGTATGGTTGTAATTTTATCTTTTAAACTAACATGTTTTCGCTTCCATTTTGAGTTCATGTTGTACACTTTTTCATTCAATGCAATTACAACTTCAGTTAAGTCGTGATTAGTTTCTTCTAATTGTATCAGTTTATTGATTATCTTCAGTCGCGTTACAACAGACACATTTAATGAAACTATCAAAAGTATACTCACAACAGTATAACATAGTAGAACCGCTCCTACAATTACGTGAAATGAATCAATTGGTACACTCATTCCGTAAACAACAAGAGACATCTTTTACTACTATAATTCTAAAATGTTATTATCAATTTTTAAGTATTTCTATAAATTATACTGCGTTAAGTTGACCTATAAAATTTTATAATATGGAGTATGTTTTTTATTTTCTAATCCTCTTAAATTTATTTCTAATATATAAAATTCTTTATGAATAGATAATGGCAAAAAAACATGGATTTATAAATCCCCATATTCCAGTAGTTATTTTATTAATATATAAGTATTACCATTTTTATATTCATACTGATTAAGACCACGCATATAACCTGTAATTCCCCAAAAAGTTCCAATAAAACATAATTTATTATATTTTACAATATTTTTATACATTAATACTACTAAATCACAATTAATTTATTTAACATTGATGAGTAATCAATAGGTTAGCTAATGTTCTGCCATACTATTTGTTTGCAAAAATATTTATCATGTTGGATAATTCACTTTGTAACGATTTAATTTTTTTATGCAACTCTTGAATATAGGTTTGTTGTTGATTTAGAACAGTTAGAATTTCATCCCCTTTTAATATCTTATCTCCCATTTTAATGGAAAACGTTCGATCCCTTTCATTTTTCATCAACCATTCCATAACGTCGGGCTTATTTGATTTATCACCTGCAACGTATGATTTTAAACTAGAATGAACATCTTGTTTAAAAAAATTTAAAAGAACTGGATCTTGAATAAAATCTTCCATTTTCATAGTGGTTTCTTTTACATTATTAACGTGAAGCAAACTTGTTTTATCTACAGTGTTATGATCATGTGCTACTACCAAAATTACCTTTTTAGGGTCAAGTTGAATAAACGGAATGGTATAGTTCTTTAAAAACTGTTTTTCTTCTGCCATACATGCATTCTCTTCATAAGATGTAATATCCAATAGTTCCCGTTTAAGAGCAAATGTTCCTGCGGTGGCATGCATTGGTCCATATGGTCCAAACTCAATTATTTTTTTAAGATGATGATAGTAAATGTGAATTATACTTGACCCAGCACATAACGCATAGCTATTCGTCAAAACATGTACTGCATGAGATACTCTTTCTGGCGGATAATAGTCATCATCATCCATATATACTAAAATGTCTCCTTTACAGTGGGAATGCATGATGTTTCTTTTTTTTCCAAGGACATGTTTTGTATCTAGTCGAATGTACTTTACCAGGGGTATATGTTTTACTAAATCTTCAATCGGGTCTGTTCCATCATCTACAATAATCCATTCCATTTCTCCTTTATAGTCCTGTAATTCAAAACATCGAACCATCATGGGTATAAAAGGTCGTCGATTAAACGTAACCGTACATACTGAAACTAACATTTTCTATTTCACTTTATTATTTTTATATAAAGTATACAATATATATAATAGACATATTCCAAGCCCACTTGTAACTTGTGGGACAAGATATGTAGTGGAAGCTCTTAATGTCAATAGCATAAATATAATGGTTAGACTTGATTTATGTTTTAAAATTTCTTTAAACACGACAGATAGACCTGGTGCATTTGCAAAAAAAGGTGAAAACACCAAAAATGTGCCAAAGTATATGTACGTAGCCACTGATATGATAATCCACCATGGAATATAAGTAAATGATAAAATTATGCCCGTCATACCAAGCATAAACGTGTTAAGCAGACATCCTATGCCAATTTCATCGCATTTTCCAATTCCGTATCCCCATGCAGTAATAGCCGCAAACGTAAACATAAATGAATATTCTTTAAGCATTGATCCAATGCCTGCTAAAACAAAACTTATATACGGGATGATTGACGTCATATAAAATAAAATGTAAGGGGATGCATAGAATAACAATAAGTTTCCAAATAAATCTGGGTATAAATAGTCTTTACCTGCGTAAGCTCCATGAGCGTATATTTCTCTCCAAAATGAAAACACGTAAGCCCACGTATCAATGTACCAGTTAAAATATTCATTGTAAATAGTACCAGGTTCTTTTCTAAAACCATAAGGGGCTCCAATGAGTGAGTTTATAATGCCAACTGGTTTTTGACCAATATAAGGTGATTTAGTTTCGTCATAAGGAAACAATTTATCTATTTTGGATGAATTGCAAATGGCAGTAACCGACCCTCCGATATACCCTATTCCAAGTAAGTAAACGATGTTGTAAAGTACATCTTTACCAAATCCAGTTACATTTCCTATTGGAGTTTTTGACATTACTATTTAATCATAAAATAGTTTTTAACAAGTTAAACGTATTTTTTTTAAAAAGTTAAAATGAATAGAGATGAACGGTTTCTTTCTCTAGCAACAAGGCACGCACAGAGTTCAATTATGCAAGGTCGTCATGGATGTGTATTAACCATGAATGGGAAAGTTGTTGCTTCTGGCTATAACAGCAATAGAACGTATTCCAGAGATGGTATGATACATACATGTTGTTCATGTCATGCTGAAATTGCTGCATTGAGAAATGCACAAAAAAGAAAGGTAGTTCACTAAGAAAAGAAAAAGGCTTATTTTATACATTGTTCGATTAAATAGACATAATGAATTAAATGAATCGAGACCATGTATTCATTGTTGTGAAGTATTACGTAAGTTTGGTGTTAAGAGAATAGTATATACTACGGATACAACTTATGAATCAGTAAAATTAATAAATTATGTTCCTCGTGATAGAAATACAGTGGGTTACAAATACATTAAGGTCTTACTTGGTGACATAAAAAATTGAAACAATATTAGATTGCATAATTACATCGAAAACTTAACATGGATATACAACCAGCCCTTCGCACACGCTCATCGAAACGAAACAAACGCGGTATAGAACACAAAAACAAATACGCTGAAAATGCATTCTGGAAACGTGCAAAATCCATTGCCCTTCACAAACAATCGCGGGTTGATAATCAGTTTGAAGAATCCGACCTGATTGAAAATCAAAGGGTTTACGAACCTACCACAACCTACCACAGAGCTACAATTTTCTACTACTTCGTAAACGACGAGTAACCATTTGATTTTAAATTTCTTACATAGCAGGACATGTAAGTTTTTTTTTGTACATTGAAGGTCTTACTGGGAATCGAACCCAGTTTGCATGATTCAAAGTCACGAGTCATAGCCATTAGACCATAAGACCATATTTATTACAAAACGAATATCTTTATATTGTTAACTTTTATTTTCTAGATTTTAGTTTTCTAATTTTATTTCTAGACTTTCTATAACGAGTTCGTTTTCCACCATATCCAGTATTAAAGGAATTGCACTGTATTCTTCTGCAGAACACCCTACAATCGCATATTGTAACTCTTTAGCAATGTCCATGTCTGGGACTGGTCGACGAAGAAGAGCAGAATAAGAAGCACATCCAAGCCCGCCAAGATTTTTTTTTATGAATAGTCATACCAGGTGGAACAGGAACAATACTTTCGGTCAAATCACCATGACAATCAATAAAAATTCCTAAGTGTGATTGTTGCAATGATGCCATAATATTAATCATATAAAAATCATTCTAATCGGTGGACTAAACCGTCATAAATGGAGATTATTTGTTTATTCTAAGGTCTATACGATGCATATCCTAATAAAGATAAATAAGATAGAGGAACGGTTTAATGTTTCCTAAACAATCGCGATTAATTTGCCAGGGATAATCCAAACATCCTTGGGGTCACATTTAACATCAAATACCCTTGTAAGTTTTGATGAATTTTATATTTTAAAGATATTTTTCAATTTCATGGTAAAATAAAAAGTATTTTGGATGATTTTTTTAAAAGCGGATTGGGAGTATTATCGATTTTAACTAACGTATCGTCTAAAAACGGTAAAATGACAATGGATTGTTCTAATAAATTACTATATTCGGTTAATACTTCCTTTAAAAACGTAATTCCATGCATTTCTCGATTTAAACGCGCCAGTTTTAAACAAGCACTTATTTTTATAGTCAGAATTTTATAACCATGATAAGAAGATAAACTCGCATCTAATGTTTTATTAATACCAATAAAAAGTTCAACTGCTGAAATACATGCACATAATAAACTGATTAAACAATTAACAGTGCTTGTTGCTTGTTGATCTATATACCGAGAAAGCCCTACGCTAAATACTGAGTTCAAACTTGAAAAAATAATGATAGGAATTCGATAATAGTAGAGTTGACATTTCATGTGTAAATAAACCTTTCGATGTTCCTCTTGTAAATAATCCGCATTTGTATTTATATTTTTTAAAACGAGTTCAATATCGTCAGTCCACGAGTCTTCGGATGTATCATCCGATTTTGTATCGTCCATACTTTTATCCTTCATTTTTTTCATAGTATAAAACGATTTATGCGTTTATTTGAAATATATAAACTCATTCTGTTACATTAAAATGAATATGAATTATATATTGAATAGAACAACGCACGAACAGGAAATGACCGAATTCTTACAAAAGTTTAATAAATATGATGCAAAAAGTAAGAAATGTATTTACATTTATGGTCCGCCAGGGTGCGGTAAAACCACATTTGCTAAAAATATTTTGAGATTTTTGGAGTATGACACCATTACGTATGATGCAGGAGATAATAGAAATAAAACTATAATTGATAGCATTAACATAAGCAATATGTCGGATAAAAATATAGTTAGTATTTTTACAAAAAAACGAAAAAACATTGCCGTTATCATGGATGAAATCGACTGTATGAATAATGGAGACAAAGGTGGTATTAATTCATTGATTAAACTAGTTCGCCCTAAAAAAATTAAACGGCAAACACACGAAGAGATAACCCACGTTCCTATTATTTGTATCGGCAATGTTATTCAAGATAAAAAAATAAAAGAACTCATGAAATACTGTTTGGTAATAGAGTTAAAAGGACCAACTGCGGTTCAAATAAAAAAGGTAATGGATGATATTGTTCCGTCCTATGCTCACGTTTCATCTCATGTAACGAATTTAAAAAAAGTATATCAACTTCTTCAATTAAAAAATCAAAACTTTAGTGGAGACATAAACTCCATGTTTTATACAAGCATACATGAAGATTCGAAACAGATGACAAAACGCATTATAAATCAACCCAATGCATTTAAAGATCATAGTTTGGTGAATGACACGGATAGAACGGTGATTGGACTATTATGGCACGAAAATATAATTGATTTACTTTCAAAATTTCAAATGAAAGAGGCCATCCCACTTTACATTCTTTTACTGAAAGAGATATGTTTTGCAGATTATATTGATAGAATTACATTTCAGAAACAGTTGTGGGTTTTTAATGAAATGAGTTTCATTCTTAAAACCTTTTACACTACTTATTTATTTCAATTAAAAAATAAGCAACAGTTTAAACTTACGGATGCTCGTTTTACAAAAGTGTTAACTAAATATTCAACTGAATATAACAATAGCAGTTTCATTCAAAAAATGTGTATGGAACTAAACATGGATAAGAGTGATTTATTTTCACATTTACAATATTTAAAAACGACCCACACTGAAAATGAAATCGCTACTATGTTTGACCATACTGAAATAACCCTATTGGATGTTCAGAGAATATTTAGATATTTAAATAAATGTGATGAACTAATTTAAACTAAAGTTTGTAAACTAGATTATGGATTATACAATCGATTGTTCGTATGATTCAACTGAAACGTATCAACAAGCATTATTAACTATATTTCATTCGGAGTATTCCATGCTTGCTACTAAAATTCAAACACTATATGATACGACAGAAAAAACAGATAAGCTAATGAACATTTTAGGAAAAGTTCAATCAATCACGCCAGTAGAAACGGATATGGCCTTTTTCATACTTTTCAGCTATGAATATTTCGCACATACACATGCGTTTTTTAAAGAGGAAGAAAGTGGACAAACAACTGCTTATGATTCGTTATGTTCTATTTTTAAATAGAGTGTTAAAGAATGAAAGGTTCTTTAGACAATGCCGTAGTTTATTACGTTGTGGTTGTAGTTGCCATTCTTAACATTATAGCTTATATAAGTGTACAAGACTGGAAATCAATGGGATGTTTTGTAGTTGCTGGAATGGGAATGTACGCTTTCAGTCAAAATAAAACAATTCTTCTTATTGTTGCTATCTTAGCAGCGGCCATTTGTAGAGCTACTTACGTAGAAGGTATGGAAACAAAACCTAAAACACCAAAAGATAAAATGGCTGATCTTAAAGAAATCATGAGTGGAGCCAATTTAGAAGGACTTACACAAAATGCTGATAAATTAGTGAAACGGCAAAAAGATTTGTTTAACATGGCAGATAAAATGGGTCCAATGATGAAACAGGCATCCGATATGATGAAACAATTGCCTGAAGGCTTTTTAGAAAAGGCAATGGAGAATTTTAATAAACAACATAGTTAATGGATTGTAATGCCCCAATTAACATTAAAAAAACAACAGATAGATGTTCCCTAAAGTGTTTATTGTGGTATAAGTATGGAAACAGTAGTTGTACTGTGAAAAACGCAGCAGATCAGTTATTAATTACCTATGACGGTGAGAGTGACGTTATGTTTAATTCAGTTAACTATAACCCAGTTGAAGTTAGAATTTTTAAACCATCCATACATCAATTTGACGGTACAAAAGCAGATGCTGAAATTGTAATTGTGCATAAAGGGTCGAATGGAGGTCTTTTATTATGTATTCCATTACTTACATCTACTGATGCGAATGCGAGCACTGCTACAAATTTATTAAACGATATCATTAAAAATTCGCCCGGAACAGATCAAACTACATCTTTAAATTTATCTGAATTTAATTTAAATTTTATAATTCCAAAAAGTTCTTATTTTTCATATACAGGAACATTACCGTATAATTGTGATAAGACAGAATATAACTATGTGGTATTCCCTAAAAATAGTTTAAAGGTGGACAACAAAACCATGAAGCATCTAGGTAATCTAATTCACGATTCATATATACCTATACATGAAAGAAAGTGTTATTTCAATGAAATGGGCACAAAAACCAATGGATTTTCAGGAGATGGTCAAATCTATATTGATTGTCAGCCTACTGGCGAAGAAGGTGAAATTATATACAAGGAACACTCTTATACTAAGCCTATGAATTTGGAATGGTTGTACTCATTTTTATATGTAATTATTGGAATTATCATATTGTGGTATAGTGTAAAACTTCTAAACTTTTTATTTATTTTTGTAAATAAAATGAACCAGTTAAAGATTGAGGAAAAATTTTAAATGTATACTATATGGCAACTCGTCGAAAACGAAACCGTAGACGTAAAACAAAACGAGGTGGATATAGGCAGTATTTATCCAACGTTGGGTTTGGTACAGGACACCAACCTTCGTTTGATCCTTCCATGTCAAGTCCTTCTGCCATCCGAATGGTTTCAAATTGGAATTCCTAAAAAAAATGTATAAGTTTAAACTTAATGGATTGGACTAATTTAGAATTAAAACAAGAACCATCCTCTTACCCAACCATTGCAATATACAATGAACAAGGGGAAGACGATGAGTTTGATTATGAAAATTTCATGCAATCTTTTCAGATTGAAACCGTGTCTAAACCTGCATCCGATAAAAAAATGCGTAGACTACCTATTAAGTTTTATACAGTTGTTAAAATGGATATGATCGTTATTCAGGCAATCAAAACAAATCTAAGGCCTAAATTAATCACGTGTAATCCAATTGATCCTCCGTCAAGTGATACTCTCTACTTTTTGAATAATCGGCGTATGTTTTTAACCCAAGTGTTAGACCTAGTGAAAGGGTATAAACAAATAAAGGAAGTTACATGTGATAGTCTTGCACTTAAGTTTGAATTATTACCCCATCAAAAACTTGCCAGATCTTACATCAATGCATCTACTCCTTACAGAGGGTTGTTATTATACCATGGGTTAGGGTCTGGGAAAACATGTACTGCAATTGCCATTTCTGAAAATCTTAAGGCGTTCAGACAAGTCATTGTCATGACACCTAAATCACTTGAAATGAATTTTTTACAAGAATTAAAGAAGTGTGGCGATACCATGTATTCTTTACAGCAAAAATGGACTTGGACGACCGATCCAACGCCAGTCCAGTTACATGAAAGATGTTTAACCATGAGTGATTTATTTAAAAGGGATTTTTCTAAAGGGCTCTGGATTAATTCATATGAACCCTCCAATTTTGACATACTTAGTGAAAGCGATCAAGAATCTGTAAAAAGACAAATCGATATCATGATTCATAAAAAATATGAGTTTGTAATTTACAATGGTAACGGTAAAACCATTCAGGGGTACGCTTCATCTCCTGTAAATCAGTTTTCAAATAAATTGATAATTATTGATGAAGCACACAATTTCGTAACTAGAATTGTAAATAAATTAACAGTTGCCGATTCGTTATCGTGTAAATTGTATCGCAAAATAATGGAGGCTGAAAATTGTAAAATTGTGATGCTTACAGGAACACCAATGATCAATCAAGCACATGAAGTTGCTGTATTATTCAATATGTTGAGAGGATACATGTACAAGTGGACATGTAAAACAGATGTAACAGAAGAAGTCATGCGGGCTAACTTTCCTGACATGGACACTTTTAAAACTACGCATGGTGCCATTACATTTACACAATTACCACATGGGTTTGTTCGCCCTACACCAACATCCGTTGCTGTGTACCAAAAAAATTATGATTCAAGCACGTTTTCTGCACGAGTAACTGAGTTTTTCAGAGGAACTGGTGTAACTAAAAAGTTTTACACCGCATTACCAGATGATCCAGTGGTGTTTAATGAAAAATTTATAGATAGTACCGATTCGCATAGATTGGTTTTATTTCAACACAGAATTGCCGGTCTTGCTTCTTATTTTCCAGACCTTGCCAACTTAATGCCTGTATTACATCGAACAAATTTCATTAAAATAGAAATGTCTGCCATTCAGTTTAATGAATATATTGGTATAAGAATAAAAGAACGCGAACAGGAAAAGAAAAGTACTAAAAAAAGTCTCGCTAAAGGAGATGAAGGGTCATCTACGTACCGCATTAATTCACGGTTAATATGTAATACCACTTATCCCAATTCAGCAAGGGATTACAGACCGAAAAGTAAAGAATCAGAAGTTATTTCTAAAGAAGACGACGAAGAAGAAGAGGAAGAAAAGGTTAGAGGTAGAGAAACATTTTTTAAGGCAATTGATAAATCGGATTATTGCGACCAGATTAAATTGTATAGTCCTAAATATGCGGCCATTTTACAACAAATTAATACCATTGAAGCGGTAAATCCAACCCAACTTCATTTACTATACAGTCAGTTTCTTAATATTGAAGGTATTAAATTGTTTTCAAAAGTTCTGGATGCGAATGGATACACCGAGTTTAAACTAAAGCGAACAAAGATATGGAAGCTTGACGTAGAAGATAAAACTAAAAAAATGTATATGATTTATGGCGGATCAAAAATAAGTGTTGAACAAAAGGAGTTGTTCCGAAACATTTTCAATAAAAACTGGGAAGCCGTTCCTACAGAATTAAGAGATGAAGTAAAAGATCTTGTCATTCCTCTTTTTATGATTACTTCAGCAGGAGCAGAAGGTATATCATTGAAAAAAGTTCAAAACGTACACATTATGGAACCCTATTGGAACCCCATCCGCATTGACCAAGTCATTGGTCGTGCCAGACGTATTTGTAGTCATACTGAATTACCCAAAGAAGAACAATACGTGAATGTATTCATGTACATTATGATATTACCTGCAGACGTGAATATAGCAGAGGTAAGAGATGATGACGTAAATGGTGTTCCTGGTACAACAGACGAATACTTGCAGTGGAAATCAACTAAAAAGCGTGATGTTTCAGAAATTATAACACGCTGCATTAAAAATGCATCCATTGATTTTTCTTTGAAAAATGAACTTGCTAAACCAGCTCCTCATCCAGAAGACGTAATCTTATACGACCCAGACATTGATTTAGACGCAGATGCCAAAAGTCTCGATCTAAGTGGTAAAAAGTCCATGGGTCAAATTAAACTAAAAGGAGAACAAGTTTTTAAAGTTGGAACGGTAGAAGATGCAGACCATTTCCGTGAACTTTTTACGATGGATGATGTATTGTGTGGATACGCAAAAACATTACCTAGAGTACCCCCTAAACTTTACACATTAAGCAAAGAAGAGACTACTCTATCTAAATTATTAGCTAATCTTGTCTAGTTTAGCCATAATTATATAAAGTAATTCTTTAATTTCAGATAATTCTTGTAAAGGGGGTGGAATGGTGTTATATCTATCTTGATTTTTTTTAAGACGTTCTTCGTATTCACTTAATTGGATTTGTTTCTTGAATTCATAAAGAAACAATTCATTTTTTTCACTTAAAGAACCTTCTCTTTTATGGATAGATAGTAAAATGGCCTCAAATAAGAGTTTGCTGGTTTCAATATCAACCCCTTCTTTAAATCCATTGGTTTGTACTAAATGGTCCCACAATTTTCGTTTATTTTGAACCGTATCCATTTTTGAAAATTATAAAATCCCATTTAAGTTTTATTTGGGTATTAATTTAATGAATTCATCCATGTGCATCGTTCCCATAGATAAATTACAGCTTTGACATATCGGTCTCAGATTTTCAAGCGAATCTGAACCACCCTTACTTTTTGCCAAAACGTGACCGCAATGAAACATTGTTATGTGAATGGGCATTATACCACATACCATACACATGGATGTTGCAACATTCCTACCTACGTAACGATCCCATACAGCAAGACCAAACGTTTTACGCCCACATGGACTACCTGCTTTATCTGTCCCTTTACCAGTATAGGTTGGAATAACTGTCTGGTCTGTAAGATAAGGAATAAAATTACAATTTTTTAAAGGCATAATAAATTTAGATTTGACACATGTTGCTTCTTCCGCATAATACGTATGCAACGTTAATGCACTCATAAATTCACTCTGTTTTTTTTCCATGTCAGCAATGACATCTTCTACCGTTTGGAAAGGAGATAAATATTCGGTTACTTTTTCAAGAAACGCCTTTATCGTAAACAGTTTAGAGGCCGACCGTGTTTTTGTAAACAATTCCATTTGATTGTAATGTTGGGTAAGATCATCTACTAAACACGCAACGTCTTTCGGTAACGAAACGTAGGTCATATTTTTATACGAATCCTTATTGATTTCGCAAAACAATTGCCGCATTTCATCATCATTGGTAATCTTATAAATTAGCAGGTCACAAGGATAAAGAACATCGGTTCGCTTCATCATTTCAAACCGATGTTGCCCATCCATTAAATATAATTTAGAGCCATGATACGCACATGTCACTTGTGCTTTTAGCACAAAATAGTGTGGATTTGCTTTATTTGATACGACCATTTCATTTACTTTGTCTTGGTCTAAATCCGACTGACACAATGGTTTAGACAAATCAAGTTTTATTACTTGATCGCATGGTAGTGTAAACTTCAACACCTTTTCAGTTTTAAATGTTGGTTTTGTTCCCACCCTTGCAATCATTTGTTTTTCAAATGATTTCATTTTAGCAGAATTTAATTATTAGTTCATTTTTATATTTAAGTTTTTTTATATTTATGTTTAACAATGGAAGAAATAGTTTCTAAATTAAAACCTAAAAGGGTTCATTTTAAACGAACGGATGGAGTTCCTTTACCTGAATGTGAATGTCCTGAGGACGTACAAAAAAGTCTACCACTTCTGGTTAAATCATCAAGCTATACGTGGGGAAACAACAAGGTTCAGTTTTTCTATAACGGTAAAGATTGCGATGATAAATTCAACCATATAGCAACTCTACTTTCACTTATTCAGCCACAACATCATCCTCTACATGCTGACATTTTTCTATCTCCCGTTAAAAAATATTATCCAGAAGATAAAGTGTTTGGACCTTCCAATGTAAATACGGGGTATGCTTCAAGTGAAAAAATAGTCGTTTATCGAGAAGAAGAATGGCTAAAAGTATTCATTCATGAATGTTTTCATTTTTTTAATTTTGACGCTTTATTGTTTTCTCCAGATTTAACACCACGCATATTAAAATTATTTCCAGTCAACTCTAAGATAAACGTATATGAATCATATTGTGAAACATGGGCAAGAACAATGAACTGTTGTATGATTGCTGCTTATACAAACGTACCCGTTTCAGTTTTATTAAAACGAGAGAGAAAACATTCTGTACGACACATGGTAAACGTATTACATCATATGGATTTAAATTATCACGACCTTCACCAACCATCTTCTTTTACCGAAAAGACAAACGTATTAGCCTATGTTGTTCTGTGTAGCATTGTCATGAATACAGATTACCTTACAACTTGTCCTTTTCAAATAAAGGATGTGGAAACTTACATGAAATGTATAGAAGATAATTATAAAAAAGAAGATTTTATTCTTGCTATAAACCATACCATACCTCAAAAAACAACCACCATGTCTATTTTATCTATTTAACTTGTCCATAAGAATAAGACGTAGCCGTTGTATTTGTATTTGCGGTACTAAAAGTTGTTGTAAATGTATACTCTCCAGTTGGGGCAACTGTATTATAATTTAATGATGTATACACAGGTCTAGATGGAATATTTCTAGTAGTGGGAGGAATCACATTCACAACTTTTATAAATATAGTAAATGTATAATCAGGTATAACAACAGAGGCTAACCTAGTTTTTGCGTTATCTGATTGAGAACTACATGTAGCTATTTTACCATAAATGTTATATACATCCCCTACAACAAATGTGCTAGGAAAAAGTGTAGTTCTACCAATAGACGTAAAACAATTTATCATTTGTGTAGCTACTGCAGTATTTTTCCAAAAATCGTTACATTCCAATACTCCAAATGTTGCTAGTTGATCTGCAACCTTTTGTTTTGCTACTGGCGACATTACAGCATATGCACTATCTGAATTTATCTCTTTTTTACTTATATACATAATCAAATTTTCTATTAGATTATTTCCACTTGCATCAAGACATCCAGTACTGAAAGAAGCTTTTCCTGCATTTGCAATGTCATTAAGGCCAGTAACTCCGTGTATTATATCATCAGGCAGTACATTATGAGCCAATGCATCTTGTAAAAATGTATTATTAAACAAATTATCTGTAAAATAACTAAACATTTGTGCAGGAGTTACATAAACTGTAAGGGTTTCTATGGTAGACGCAGGCGTGGCAACAAGACCTAAATAGGTAGTTAAATTATTGGTTATATCAAACCCGCTTAAATTAAGTGTAATGGAAGAAACCGGAAAATCCGAGTTAGTAACAATAGATACGTAATCTTTCAAAATAGAGGTGGATGAAAGATTTAGGGCTAATTGTACTTCTGTACCTTCTAATGTATCTACTGTTGAAATAGAGGTTAATGATTTATTCGCATTATTTGTAGAAAACACTGAGTTTAATGTAGACAATAATGTTCCGGGAACGATGTTTACCCATTCACCTCCAATTTTATATTTGGTTACAATTAATGCTGTATAATTTGCAAATACCCCATTTGTAAATAGATGAGTGGTTCCACTCAACGTAACAGGGTTAGTTCCAATTCCAATTAACGTATATGTACTTAATTGTGTTGGATAAGTTGCCGAATAGAATGCATAATTATCTATCAGAAATGAATAGGATATACCCCCTGTATAAGTACCTGTAAATAGATTAGTTACATGTGGAAGTGTAAGAATTGTAAAGTTTGGTTCAAACATTATATTTGCAGATAGTGCAGAACGTACTTCTGTATGGTTATATGTAGTAAAATCTACAAGATTGTTTAATGCAACAGTACTCGGTTTAGTAACTGCACCCATTCCAGGCATAAATTTAAACTCATTTCCTAGGTTAGTTAATGATGTATTACCGACAGTACCAAACTGACCAGAGTTATTACCAGTACTCCATAATGTATTATCACTCATTAATACAAATGTATTATATGCACTACATAAAACAGCGGAAGGTATCCGTAACCCAGTATTCATTTGTGTTAATACGTACGTATCGATAGTATCACCCTTACCTAACTGACCAACTGAGTTATCGCCAGTACCCCATAATGTATTATCATCCATTAATACAATTGTATGTTGAATTCCACACGAAACAGATATAGGAGTTCTTACACCCGTATTTATTTTCGTTAATGATGACCTATTCACAATATCTCCAAGACCTAACTGACCAAATGAGTTATCGCCAGTACCCCATAATGTATGATCATCCATTAATACAATTGTATGATATAGCCCACCCGAAATAAATATAGGTATTTTTCCAAAGGTATTCATTTTCGTTAATGATGACCTATTCACAATATCTCCAAGACCTAACTGACCAAATGAGTTATTATCAATTCCCCATAATGTATTATCATCCATTAATACAATTGTATGTTGTTTTCCACACGAAACAGATATAGGGGTTCTTAAACCAATTATCATAATTTTGGTTAACACATTTACATTACTATTGACACTAGAACCAAATCCTGTACGCCATAGAGTATTATCATTCATTAATACAATTGTATGATATGCCCCACACGAAATAAATATAGGTATTTTTCCAAAAGTATTCATTTGAGTTAATACACTTTTATCACTATTATCCGAAGTACCTAACTGACCATAGAAGTTATCGCCAGTACCCCATAATGTATTATCATTCATTAATACAATTGTATGATTTGCACCGCACTTAGTAGATAAAGGTATTTTTCCAGTAATCATTTGGGTTAATGCGGTCTTATTAGTATTGTCACCCGTGCCTAACTGACCATGGGAGTTATTACCAGTACCCCATAGTGTATTATCACTTTTAATTAATATAAAAAACCCTTCATTCAGATCCAATAAATACCTGTAATATTCAATATTTTTGGTAAAATATATAAATTCAATATCTTGACATGTACTTTCCATGATCCAATTGCCTCCATATTTAACATTACCAGTTTTATCACTTGATGCTCCTACAATAACATTGGTGTTAGTTGTTAATTGTTTATAATAGGTATTCCATTCTGGATAGTTTAATGTGTTACATGCCAGATAGTCTATATTTTTCACGTTAAATTCTTTAATTATATATATTATAAAAGATAAATTACTATATTCATCAAAAGGTTGATTATCCAGAAACATATTTACAGGATTAATCACAAAGGCAATACCAATTCTTTCAATTGTTGTAAAGGTCTGTCTTAATACTGATAACACTTCTTTTTTTGTAGTTGCGGAAGAATACATAATGGACAAAGTATTTCCATTTACAGAACTAACCAGACCATCTTTAATATCCCTGTCTATAAACAACACATTTAACATTTACATTACACCTATATTATTTCAAGATATCAGTTATTATTCTTAATAACATAACTCAATTGACTTAATAGATTTTCATCTACTTGAGTAGTAGATGAATTACATAGAATACGCGTAACTATAAGGGATTTACAATTTGGAAATGAACTTGTATCAAGTGGATACAATATACCCATTAATGCAATCGGATACCGTCCAAATGCTACACCAATTAATATAATAGAATAAGACGAACAGATTATTCCAGTAGCTGAATGAATCAAGTCTGTTTGAACCGAATAATTGTCAACTATAATACGAGTAGATCCCCCACCTATAAAATTGGCAGTATAAGTGGATAGAGTGTTGGTTGTCGAAGTGCAAATACTGGTTGGCAATGTAATAGATACAAAAGTTGGGTACACCAGACAAGAAGCAGAACGAGACATTACAACGACCACTTCAGTAACCTCTAACGGATCATCTGTAACTGCTGTAATTGATTTGACAGATGCGTTTGCGTTTACAAAAAGACCATTTAATGTAGGCAATAGATCTCCTATAGAGATTGGTACCCATGAAGTTCCAATTTTATACTGATACACAATTAATGCCCTTTTAGTATTAAAGTTCCCAGTCGTGAAATTATATAACTCTCCTCCTAATGTAATTGGTCCAATTCCCAGACCTATCGCACTTAGTGTAATTTCATAATATCCAGTCTGTTCAAATGGGAACTGTTCGCACCATATGGCGTAATTATCCAGTATAAACGAACAGTACTGTCCGCCACTAAAGCCTCCAGTACATGTTAAATTACCTGTGATAGTAGCACAAGGAACATTAAGATAGGCTATATGCGAATTGCTTTTATAACTATTCACTGACAATGCTAAATGGACCGCTGTAGTTTCTGCAGCTAAAGTAGTAACACTAAGTGATAATGAAGGACCATTATTTGCTAAGATGACAGTTTTTAGTTGACTTATTAAATCACCATCTATATAAGTAATACCATTACATGAAATGCGAGTAACTATAAGTAAAACACTCGAGTTATCAAAATTATATAAAATTCCACTTAATATAATGGGGTTCGTTCCAAACGCTTTTCCCGTTAGTTCTACGGAATAATCCGCACCAAATGGAACAATAAGTCTAATTCCATCTGTATCATTTAAATACCCAGATAAACTAATTGTATTTGTGGATCCATCCAACAAAAGTGTTTTCGAATTACTGGATGTAAAATAGGGTAGTATCATTCCATAATTATCAAATGTAAGAGGTATAGATTTCCCACTAATAAAAACATCGTTTGTGTAGGTTAGTACATTGTCGATAATTGTTTCAGTTCCATATTTTAATGTGAGTACAGTAGAATTTCCAATAAACGCGTGATTAGACAACCGATTGAATATTTCTGCTGCATTGGAGGATACCACATCGGTCATTGTAGTCAACGTCACAATTGGACTATGATTTGTAGAACACACACTTGCCAGTTGACTTAATAAATTTCCATTTAGATTATATGTTTTTCCATTACATGTGATAGTTGTAACTATAAGTGAATGGGTTGAACTAGTTGTAAGTGTATATAGATACCCATTTAGCGTGATTGGATACTGTCCAAAAGCTGGACCAGTTAATATAATTGAGTAGGATGTTCCAGGTGTAATAGTAGTCAGGGTGGTTTGAACTGTATAATTGTCAACTATAATACGAGTAGATGCCCCACCAGAAAAATTTGCCGTATAAGTTAATACATCACTCTGAATATATGTTCCACTAGTTAATGTAATCGATGTGTAATTTGGATAAGATACCACATTTAAAGATATCTGTAGTTCATCTAATAATTCGTTTACCGCCAATACATCATCTGTAACTGCTGTAATTGATTTGACAGATGCGTTTGCGTTTACAAAAAGACCATTTAATGTAGACAACAGTGTTCCTATTTGGATTGGAACCGGTCCATATCCAATGTTATAATGATATACTACTAATGCACTTTTATTAATAAATGTACCTGTTTTAAACTTATATAAACTTCCTAATAATGTAATTGATACACCAAGTCCTGTAGCGTTTAGTGTAACCTCATAATGACCAGTAGTTGGGACGTACTGGTCACACCATATGACGTAATTATCAAGCGTAAACGAATAAGAATGTCCTCCACTATGACTGCCAGTACATGTTAGGTCTACAGTTAGCGGCGCGACAGGATTGTATGTGATTGTTGCATAAGGAAAATTAAGATAAGCAACGATTGAGTTACTTTTATAACTATTCACTGATAACGCAGCATAAACACCCGTAGTATCATATGAACTGATGTTTTGTAACTGAGTAGTTGAAATTGCACTTCCCAATATGCTTAAAAAATTTCCATTTGTGCATGGAATATCATTGACATGTGTAACAATAAGTGCTACACTGTCGTTAGGATATAAAATTCCCTTTAATATAATTGGATCATCCGCAATACCTATTAGTTCTACAGAATAATACGCACCAAATGGAACAACAATTCTAATTCCATCTGTCTCATTTAGATACCCAGATAAACTAAGCGTATTTGTTATCCCACTTAATACATTTCCATTGGGGAGTGACCCAATATGGTATGGTAATATCATACAATAATTATCAAATGTAAGAGATATAGATTTCCCACTAATAAAAACATCGTTCGTATAAGTTAGTACATTGTCGATAATTGTTTCGGATCCATAGTTTAATGTAAGTGTACGTGTATCTACATTGAATGAATGTGTTCTTAAAACTTGGATGACCTCTGTAATTTCAATATCGGATGCATTGACGTATCCGTTTGCTTGCAATTGATCAATTGGACCATTATTTGCATAAATAACAGATTCCAACTGACCTAATAAATTTCCATTTAAATTATATGTACGGCCGTTACATGTGATAGTTGTAACGATGAGTGAATGGGTTGAACTAGTCCATGAACCGTTAAGTGTATATAGGTATCCATTTAAAGTAATTGGATAAAATCCAAAAGCCGGACCAGTTAATACAATTGAATACGATGTATCATTAAGATTAACATCAGTTAGACTGGTTTGAACTGCGTAATTGTCAAGATTAATCGTAAATGGTGCTCCAGAAAAGTTTGATACGTAAGTTAATACATCACTCTGAATACATTCTCCGTGATCTAATATAATAGATGTGTAAGATGTATAGTTATCTACAACTCCATATCCATATACAATATCATCTACTTCAATCACTTCTAACGGATTATTTATAACGACTGGAATGTTGACGGATGCGTTTGCATTAAATAGATTAGTTAATGTAGACAATAACGTTCCTATTTGGAATGAAACCCACCCATTTCCAATGTCATATTGATACACAATTAATACAGTTTTAGTACCTGTTGTAAACTTATATAAAGAGCCTCCTAATGTAATTGATACCCCAAGACCTGTAGCCTCTAATCTAACTTCATAATAACCAGTAGTTTTGGTGTATTGGTCACAATAGATAGAATAGTTGTCTAGTGTAAATGAATAAGAATTTCCCCCTTTATAGCCTCCATTACAGGTTAACCTATATAAATTAGGCGTTATGGTTGCGTATGGAAATGTAAGATATGCGACGGTTGGGTTACTTTTATAACTATTCACTGATAACGCAGAATGAACCTCGGTTTGTTCTAAGGCTAAATTACTAACACTACTAAATGATAAGTGTCCTGAATTTGCTAAAATTACATTTTGCAATTGGTCTATTAAATTTTCATCTACATAGGTAACAATATTACATGAAATTTTAGTAACTATAAGTGAAACATACCCAGGAACCGTACCAAGTGGATATAAAATTCCATTTAATATAATGGGGTTCGTTCCAAACGCAGGACCAGTTAGTGCTACTGAATAGTCCGCTCCGAGAGGAACAGTTAGAATAGTATTTCCATCGGTTGTTCCATCGGGGTAAATATACCCCGTTACACTAAGTGTATTGGTTGAACCGTCCAATACAATTGTATTATTTAGTGTATGTAAAGTAGAGTATGGCAAGGGCAGTTTTAATCCATAATTATCAATCCTAAGTGGTATAGATTTTCCACCATTAAAAACATTTGCTGTATAAGTTAAACAGTTGGTTATTGTTGCACTTCCATGAAGTAAAGTAAACGTCTTATAATACTGTTCAGTACCTATAGTAATGGACCCATTAACTACTTGATCGATTTCGGTATATTCTGCGGTAGACGCAGTACTAACTACAAGATTGTTAAATGCAAATAGTGTACTATTTGCTGAAATAATATACTTCAATTGACTTAACAAATTCTTATTTATGGCATAATTTATATTATTACATACGATACTAGTAACGATAAGTGAATGGGTTGACGCAGTCCATGAGCTATGTGTAAGTGTATATAGGTATCCATTTAAAGTAATTGGATAAAGTCCAAACGCTGGACCAGTTAATACAATCGAATAAGAATTATTAGTGAGTGTAGCATCCGTTAGTAATGTTTGAACCGTACAATTGTCAATGTTAAAACTTATAGGGAACCCTCCATAAAGGGTTGACGTATAAGTTAATATATCACTTTGAGTATATGTTCCATGTAACGTAATCGTTGTGTAAGTTGAATGATTAACTGCGGTTGAAAAATTATATATAGTAACTTCATTCACTTCTAGCAAATTATTTATAACTGGAGTAATGTTTTTGACTGATGTAATTGCGTTATTAAACAGTCCATTTAGTGTGGATAATAGACTACCAACGATTATTGAAACCCATCCATTTCCAATGTCATATTTATACACGATTAACGATCTTTTAGTACTAAAGTTTCCATTTATGAAATCATATAATTCACCTCCTAATGTAATTGTTACCCCAAGTCCTGCAGCGGTTAGAGTAACTTCATAATAACCAGTCTGCGTAAATGTGAGTTGTTCGCAATATAGGGCGTAATTGTCTATTGCAAACGAATATGTCGACCCTCCTATATAGTTTCCGGTACATGTTATACCAGATGGTCTGATTGTTATGAATGCAAATGGAAACTTGAGATGTACAATATACGCGTTTCCATAGCTGCTTACTGATAATGCGGAATGAACCTCGGTAGTTTCTGCTAGTATACTAGCCGTTTTGTTAAACGGTAACGGAATACCATTTGCTGAAATAACAGTTTCCAATTGACTTACTAAATCTCCATCTATCGCATAGGTAACACCATTACATAAAATACTTGTCACTATAAGTGAAACATACCCATGAACCGTACCAAGTGAATACACAATTCCGCTTAATATAATGGGGTTACCAAATACAGGACCTGTTAGTACTACGGAATAGTCCGCACCAGATGGAAGTGTAAGCATAGCCCTTCCTGTAGTTATTCCAGTTGTGTATATACGCCCAGTTATCGTACACTTGGTTGAACCGCCCAATAAAATTTGGTTTTGTAGATGAATTAGATTATTGAAGTACGGCAATGGGGTTATTCCATAATTATCAATCGTAACGGATATAGATGTACCACTAATAAAAACATCGTTATTTAATGTTATCGCATTTGGAGTGATTGAGTTATCCAATGAAATCGTCCCGTATTTTAACGTGAGGGTGGTTGAATTAGAAGAATTACTTATTTCAATGGATTTAGTTGCTAAATAATTGATAATTTCGGTTATCTCGGCAGTGGATACATTTTCGGTTGTGAGCAAATCAATTATTCCAGAGTTTTGTACAAGTATATTCCATAATTGACTTATTAAATCTCCATTTAGTGCATAAGATATGTTATTGCATGTGATAGATGTAACTATAAGTGAACTGTTTAATGAAACAGGCCATGAACTATTTGTAAGTGTATAAAGATACCCGCTTAAAGTAATTGGATAAAGTCCAAACGCTGGACCAGTTAATACAATGGAATAGAATGTTCCGGGTGTAGCAGTAAGATGTGTTTGAAATGCATAATTATCAATTGTAAAATCTACAATAGACCCCCCCGTAAGATATGTGTTATAGGTTAGTATATCGGTCTGAACAATCATTCCGTGCGGTAGAGTAATGGATACGTATGCTGCGTGTTGATCTATATACACTGAATTATTTAGTTGAAAGGACACTTCATCTACTAACGAATTATTTATAACGTCTGGAATGGCCTTGAGTGATGCGTTCGCAGTACTAAACAACCCTGTTAAAGTAGTCAATAGTGTGCCTATGGCTATTGGTACCCATGAGACCCCAATATTATAGCGGTACACAATTAATGCATTTTTACCATTAAACGTATATAAAGACCCTCCTAATGTAATTGTACCAATGCCAAGACCTGTAGCCGTTAGTGTAACTTCATAATAACCAGTAGTTTTGGTGTATTGGTCACAATAGATAGAATAGTTGTCTAGTGTAAATGAATAAGATTGTCCGCCATTAAAGCGTCCAATACAGGTTAAACTAGATTGTGTAGACGTTATAGCTGCGTATGGAAATGTAAGATACGCAACGGTAGAGCTACTTTTATAACTATTCACTGACAATGCAGAGCAAACCTCTGCATATTCCAATGAATTAACCGTCTTGATAAAAGACAACGAATGACCATTGTTTAAAATAGCAGTTTCCAATTGACCTAACAAATTTCCATCTACCTCATAGGTAACGCTATTACATGAAATTTTCGTAATTATAAGCGAAATCCAATCCGGGACGTTAACAAGTGGATATAAAATTCCACTTAATATAATGGTGTTACCAAACGCAGGACCTGTTAGTGCTACGGAATACTCTACCCCAATGGGAACACTCAGAACAGTATTTCCATCCAGTGGTATGTCGTTGTATATGTAACCCGTTAAGTTAAGTGTATTTGTTGATCCATCCAATAAAATTGTATTGGTTAGTCGATTAACCCAAAATGGATAAGAAGGTACTGGCAATATCATTCCATAATTATCAAATTTAAGTGGTATAGACGTCCCTATATTAAAAATATTTGCGGTGTACGTTAGCATATTGACATGATTGATGTTGGTGATTGAAACCGTTCCGTACTTTAATATGAGTTCATTGTTAATTATTACAATGTATTTAGTAGCTAAATATGCAGTTACTTCTGTAATTTCATCCGCAGATGCATACCGTTCTAAAAGTGTATTCAACCCAGTAATGGGACCGCTATTTGATGAAATGACAGACCCCAATTGACTTAACAAATTTCCAGCTATGTCATAGTTTACATTATTACATACGATATTCGTAACGATAAGTGAATGGGTTGAACCAATCCATGAGCTATGAGTAAGTGTATATAGGTATCCATTTAAAGTAATTGGATAAAGTCCAAATGCGGGTCCAGTTAATATAATTGAATAAGAAGTATTATTAAGAGTAACATCCGTTATAAATGTTTGAACTGCGTAATTGTCGATGTTAAAACTTAGTATAGTTTCACCAGAAAGGACTGATGTATAAGTTAACCGATCACTTTGAATAAATGTTCCATGTAACGTAATAGAAGTATAGGTTGACAGCACAGTAACAATTGCAGAACTTTGCACTATATCGAATACTTCAACTTCTAACGAATTATTTATAACGTCTGGAATGGCCTTGAGGGATGCGTTCGCAGTACTAAACAACCCTGTTAAAGTAGTCAATAGTGTGCCTATGGCTATTGGTACCCATGAGACCCCAATATTATAGCGGTACACAATTAATGCATTTTTACCATTAAACGTATATAAAGACCCTCCTAATGTAATTGATACCCCAAGACCTGTAGCCTCTAATCTAACTTCGTAATAACCAGTAGTTTTGGTGTATTGGTCACAATAGATAGAATAGTTGTCTAGTGTAAATGAATAAGATTGTCCGCCATTAAAGCTTCCAATACAGGTTAAACTAGATTGTGTAGACGTTATAGCTGCGTATGGAAATGTAAGATACGCAACGGTAGAGCTACTTTTATAACTATTCACTGACAATGCAGAATGAACCTCGGTAGTTTCAGATGAATTATTAACTGCATAAATATCACCTATATTATTGATAATCAAATTAACATAACCAAACGCAGTTACCAACTGACTTAATAAATTTCCATCTACGGTGTTGTTTACCTGTGTGTCTACAGCGTGTACTGTTTTATTATACGAAATGGTTGTAACTATAAGTGAAACGTACTCTGAAACACTAAGTGGGTATAAAATTCCACTTACTTTAATAGGAGTAACAAACCCAGGCCCTGTGATTGACACTGAATAGGGTGCTCCAAATGGAACCGTAAGAACTGTATTTCCATCTGTTGGTCCATCTGGGTAAACATACCCCGTTATGCTAAGAGTATTCGTTGACCCATTCAATACAATCGTGTTGGTTAATTGTAAATTACTACATTTAAACGGTAACAACATTCCATAATTATTAAACGTAAGTGGTATAGATGTTCCGCTATCATTTATGGTATAGGTTAACCCATTGTTTCCGATTGATTTACTTCCGTATGTTATTGTTATTGTTGTAGCCGTACTATTACTACTACCACTAATTGAATGTAGAATTGCCATAACTAGTCATGTTATTTAATTTGATCTGCGATAATTTCATCTAATACTTGTCTAATCGTGGCACTTACATCAATTGTGTACACTCCTTTAGTCTGAATATATAATTTATATTCAGGCGGAAGCTCTAAAAATGTAGTTAAATTAAATGTAAGCTCCATCATGTTATTTTCTAGTTTTTTTATGTAGGATTGTAATAAAGAGTTTAATATCGTATTGACAGTGACAAGATTATACGGAAGAACTTTTGCCATTAGTGAGTTAATAATTACAACATTTTGCATATTATCGGTAGTCAATAACGCAAGGGTTTCTGCTATATGTACCCCCATCAATATAGTTTGATTAAATAAGGTTCGCATAGTATAACGTACTATTTATAATTCACTTATACGACCTCTCCATAGGAGTATGACTTAGCTTCAGGGTTCGTATTACTGCTCGCTAACTTGTAATTAGGAGACGCTACACAATAACTCCCTGTTGGTGCAGATGCTGAATAGACAAGCTGTTTATAGTATGCAGATGTTCTACCGACTGCAGCTAAACCAGTATCATCAATGGTAATTTGTAAGGTGAACGGGAAAGGATCAATTGCATCAGCACCAGATTTTACAGTAAAACCAGTGGACGAGGTGCTATTTTGGGCGGAAGGAATGTGTACTGTACCCGATATTAAAAACTTATCTCCTACTACAAATGTGTCAGCTAATACGGTTGTGGAATTTGTCATAGGTCTAACTCCTGTCCCACCAGTCAGGTCATACAACAATCTGCATATTGAATAGGATACGGCAGTATTAGCAGCACAATTTGTCACGGCATCCGTTCCAAATGTGGCCATTTGGTTCGATACTGCCTGTAATGATCCAGGTGCCATGACCAAATAAGCTAAATCCGAGTTTATCTCCTTTTTACTTATATATTTGATTACTGCTTCTATTAAATTTAAGTTTGCGTACTCATTGGACGTGGATACACCGATACATCCAGTTGCAAACGACCGTTTACCATCATAAGGAGCACTTCCAATGACATCAACTGGTAGTACATTCACTTCCATATTGGTTAAAAATGTGCCCGCATTAAATGTAGAATCGCTATTAAAATAGGACGCCATCATTGTTTTAGTTACGTTAACATTAAACACATTCACTGGCAAAGGATCTTGTTTAGTTAATGCAAGATAGGTGGTTAGATTGTTGGTAATAGTCAAACCGACTAAATTCATCACGATAGGATTGTCTGATATAGCATCAGCGGATGTATCGGACGTAATTTGTACATATTCAGAAAGATCACCGGGAGGAACAGAAACAACCATACTACTACATATTATTTTAAAATATCCATAAAACGGAATAAAATTTTATAGTTTAATCCTATAGTTGGTTTTAACGCAGCAAAGTGTGCGATTTTTTCCTTTGGGAAATTCGTAATATTCCTAAACATAAACAGATTTTCGACTAATTCATTCATATATTCTTTTTTATCCACATAGATTAACTCTTCAATATACTTTAGTATGACATGAACGACATTTATACAATCTGGATTGGATTTTCCTAAATAAACCAGAAATAAACTAAAAGCTCGTCTTTCATCATTTTTTTTTTTTAATGCACAATACTCATCATACTTTTCTGGGTCACACGTTTCTATATTTTCAAATGATAATAGATACTCCGAATACATGTGAGAAAAGGTTGTTTTAAAAATGGGCCATTTTAATTGAAGCTGTAAAAATAAATCTGCATATGTTTTTACAAAAAATGAATTCTTACACATGATAGACAGTAACGTTCCTGAAAACAATGATAAATCATTTTCATTCATTTTTACAATGTCCATAATGATGGGTACTCTTACATCCTTTGTTTCATCGGTTAGCTTATTTAATTCGCGTATACAATCCTGTAGAGTTTTTTTTTCCTGTACCATGACTGAAAATGTAGATTCAACCCCCAAACTCTTGCATAACTGATGTATAATTTTCTTTTGATCCGTGGATAATGTATACACACTTCTTTTGTGTATCATTTCAAAATCATGTAACGTGTACATTACTTTACGTCGTCATAAATCCTTTTAAATTAAAACTTAAACAATAAAACCCCTCTTTAATGAAATGAAGGAATGGGACACATTTGGATTAGACATGGAAGTGTTAAGAGGTGTATACGCATTAGGGTTTGAGTTTGCAAGTCCGATACAAGAACAGGCCATTCCAGTTATTCTTTCTGGAAAGGACGTTATCGCTCAAGCTCAATCGGGAACTGGAAAAACAGGTGCGTTTTGTATATCTGCTCTTCAACGGTGTAAACCCGTACAAGAACAACAAGTACTCATTCTCTCGCCTACGCGTGAATTGGCAATGCAAACACATGAAGTATTTAAAAAATTATCCTTTTTTACGACTATAAAATCGCAGTTGTTAATTGGTGGAACATCCATTACTACTGACATGCAAGACATGCAAAAAACCCCACAAGTTATTATTGGATGCCCTGGAAGAGTAATCGATTTTTTAACACGGGGCATCTTGAAAAAGACCATTTCAATGGTTATATTGGATGAAGCGGATGAAATTTTATCTCAAGGATTTCAAACTCAATTGCATACGATTTTTGATTTCATTTGTGAAAACGCCCAAGTTGTTATGTTTAGTGCAACCATACCCGAATCCTTGAATTCCATTACTAGTAAAATCATGCGTGATCCAGTTGAACTACTCGTAAAGTCTGAAATGCTTACTCTGGAAGGAATATCACAATTCTACATTTCATTTGAAAATGACGCGGATAAGTTGGCGGCGTTACAAGATTTGTATGAAGGAATTTCAGTGTCCCAATCTATTATTTATTGTAATTCAGTTAAGCGTATTATTAATTTATACGATGTGATGAAAGAGGCGGGGTATCCAGTGTGTTGTATACATAGTGAAATGGATAAAATGGATAGACAAAACGCATACAATGATTTTAAAACTGGTAAATATAGAGTATTGATTTCGTCTAACGTAACATCTAGAGGAATTGACATTCAACAAGTTGGAGTTGTGATTAATTTTGATTTACCAAAATGCGTTCACAATTACCTTCATCGCATAGGTAGATCTGGTAGGTGGGGTCGCAAAGGACTAGGTATTAATTTTATCACTAAATATGATAAGGAAATGATCCATACCATTGAAACACATTATCAAACTCAAATTAAGGAATTGCCTAATAATTATGCGGATTTATTAAAATGAATATTCCATGTCAATAAAACAGTTCAACGTACTCTATATGACTTATTTTTAATATTTTTAGGGTTTTTTACTTTTCGTTTGGTTTTTTTGCAAGTTCCTCCTTCAATAGGACATTTTCCTTCTCCAATAAAATGCCAATAACCATATGTTCTCCATTCATTCAATACCTTACGTATTTTAGCAATAATTTCATCATCTGTCATTTCCCTACACATGTTTTTTTTATTTTTAAGCTTCCATGCCGTATTGCCTTTATGCAAAAGGTCATCTTTAAATTTTTTAAGGAACGTGTCATTACTTAATAACTTTTCATACATGTCAATCATTTGAAATTGTCTAGTTATAGCATCTGATGAAATTTCACCTAGTAAATTTTGTTCAAGATATACAAACAATGCATATGATTGACATAATGTATCATGTACATTTACTTCCATGTTTTGATGACCATCGGCAATACTACATATATTTTTTCCTGTGCGAACGACGCGTACTACATGATGAAATGTGCCGCTAAATTCTCCAGTTCCTTTTTGTGCAATAAGTTTGAAATTTTTATTTGGAAATGTTTCCTGTATAATGTCTCTAGTTGAACCATCCCCAAAAATTTGATTTATAAAATAATAATGATCAAAAGAAAAATCGTTTAACAATTGTTGATTGCACTGAACCATTGAAGCCATATTATATCATAATATATTATGGATACACCAATATATGGAAAACATTATAAGTAATGAAAACAAAAAATCTTTTTTGTAAAGGAGACATACTAAAATCTTTATAAAAAAACGTAAATAAAATGGAGATTTTAATGGTAGTTGTGGAATATGGCAGTTTTTTAAAATCAATGTAAGATTTTACGTCTTTTTGTTTTTTTCAAACGGCGTCCGCCTTTAGGTTTTGTATTTTCATCTATGTCTTGTATAACCTTTTCTGGGAAACAAGATGAATCCATTTCATAACAAGGAATAAAAAATTCACTATGAAAGGACGTTTGATTTTTTGTAATTTTATGGGTTGCCGATATACTTGCAACAATTTCTTAAATAGTCGTGCCATAAACATCTTAATTTCTTTTTCAGGTTTATCAACTGATTCATATGCGTAAGTATGTAAGCAATTGAACTTGTAGAATGATTGTTCACTTCATAAATGTCGCTTTTTATAGATTTAATTGTAAATACATCAGTCTTTTGATTCATGTAATGGAACAATGGATACCAATGGCAAAAGTAGGAAACATTATAAGTATATAATGTAATGAAAACAAAAAAATCTTACATCCATAAAAAACAAATAAATGGGTATGAGATTTTGTTTGTACATGCTCCTTTACCCACAATCCATATTGAAGCGGTCGTTCATTCTGGCTTTATTTATGAAACGAGTAAAACGGTCGGTATAAATCATTTACTAGAACATGTAATTGTATCTGGATGGAAAAGGTGTAAAGGATCGTGTAATTCCTATTGGGATAAAAAGGGTGCTATTATAAATGCGTCTACGGACAATACCGACATGAAATATTATGTAAAGGGACTAGTTTCAGATACGGATGAAATGGTGGAGTACATTTCATCCGTTACCCATTCCTTTTTAAACGAGGCCACATTTGAAAATGAAAAACAGGCCGTAATGGATGAATTAACAGCTTTATCGGGTGATCCTGACGCCCGCTTATTAGATCGGTTCAGTAAAGAATTTTTCGTATTGGATGGATTAAAACATGTTGAAGATTGGAAATTACAAGTTCAGAACTTAAAACACTTTACCATGGAAGATTTAAAACGAGAATATGAAGCTTTTAACACGAACAATTTATCCTTTGTCGTCTATGGAAGTTTTAATCAGTCCCATGTATCTCGTTTATTTGAAAAACATTTGATATCACGTAAAGGAAATAAAATAAAACCAGTAGATTGTTATTCACACGTTCATAAAATTGTCTATTCCCCTTTTGATATGGAAGGAACGTCCATACTTATTGGGTTTCCTTCCACTCTTACAACCTCTAATTATTTTGAATGTTTTCAATCTCTTTTACATCAATTACTTTTTAATGAAATGAGAACTAAAAATAAACTAGTTTATGACATTGAAATAATGTGCACTACAAATCTTTGTGGAACTACGGTTACATTAGGCATGAACGTGCGAGACCATAACATTAAGGCATCAATGACACTCTTGTTACATTTACTAAAACATTATTGTCATACAATCGTTGATGACACTTACATTCATTCTTGTAAAAAAACAGTGCTATACAAATACCATACGAATTATTCGATGATGGATTATTATACCTCTTTACAACCACCTCTTACGAAATCTCAACTAATTAAAACGTTAGGATCGTTTAATTCTTCTCACTTTAAAACAATGTGTACTACACTCTTTAATTTTAATCAAATTACATGTGTATATCAAGGAAATACAAATGCGAATATTTCATGGAATAAAATAATGTAACATAAAAATGGTAGTTATTTATACGGATGGTGTATATGATCTGTTTCATAGAGGACATATCGAAAACTTAAAAAAATGTATGGCATTATTTGATAACGTATACCTTATCGTAGGTGTATTAAGTGATGAAGTCGCTTCTTCTTATAAACGGTGTCCAATTTATAGTGAACAAGATAGATATACTCTTATTGAAAACGTAAAGGGTGTAAATCAAGTTGTAAAAAATGCACCATTAATAATAACAGAAGATTTTTTAGAATTATACAAAATTGATTATGTAGTTCATGGATTTTCAACCCAAATGGATAAATCTAAACAGACTTCTTTTTTTGAAATTCCTATAAAATTAAATAAGTTCATTGAAATCGATTATTATACGTCAATATCGACTACTGAAATCATCCAAAGGTTACGTTATCCCATGAATATTTCATCCGCAGGACTAGGTGACTTAATCGATGCATAAACGAACCTAGACGGGAATGCTTTTTGTATCATAACAGGGGTTGGAATAATAGGCGAAAACGCATCTGATAATACGGCATGTTTGTTTATATAAGCAGTGAGATAAGACCCATAGGGCCATTTATTATTATTGATGTAATATTTAAATTCATCTAGTGTAGCACTTGCCTTATATATCTTAATACTTTGCTGATTGAGAGGAACAATTTTAGGATAAGAAGCGTTAACTTTATTGAATGTAGTTGTAAATGTAGCCTCCGTTGTTTGATCCAACTCTGTTATTGCATGTGGGTATAAGTAGACATAGGGGTCAAACCCTTCCCTTAACTGTGTCAATGCTAATAATAGTAATAATACTAATAAAAAGGTAAAGTTCATAACCAATAATGTATAAAAATAATAAATGAAATCCATACAAATAAAGGTCCTGTTCCAAAAAATCTAGTGTATTTCATGTGCTTATGATTTCTACAGTGAACGGTATTTACAAATGAAAGTCCTTTGCTTACATAGGCTTGGTTTGTTTTGTGTGTATATTGTTCTTGACATGAATAATGATAAAAAATAACAAGGTTTAGTAAAATACCTATAGACAAAATGACGGTTTTGGATACTATAGAAATACCATGTATTAAAAATAAAAACACTAATAAAATACCAACTATCCAATCAGAAATAACATCGTAATAACTTCCAAATAATGAACCCATGTTATAAATTCTTGCAAAATATCCATCCATTACATCAAAAAAATAAGAAACTAAACAACAAATGGATGCTAACAAATAAAACTTGTTATAGTATAAGTAACACATTTCTAGACCAAACACTAAAGATAATGTAGTTATACCATTTGGCGTAAACCCTGCCCTTTTAAATGCTGGATTAATCCTATCGATCCATTTTTTCATTTGTATGTCAACCACATCATCATAATATACTGGTAATTTATTCCCCTTTTTAATCATATTTTATAGGATTAAAAAAAATCTAAACACTAAGATATGAAATTACTTGCTAGTACAGTTGTTTTATGTTTTTTAATTTTAGTAATCGGTTCGTCTTTAGCATGTTCCTGTATGGGTCTTAAGGAAGGATTTGAAGCGGTTGCCTCTTGGAAAATGGAAGGAACTGCCCCATGGGATGGTCCTTATTCCGTACAGAATTCAACTGCACCAGATGGATTATCCATTTTTGCCGACAATCAAATAAGTCCCGAATGCTGTAAATCATCAAGTTATACATCATCAGGAGGATGTGTTTGTGTTACACCCAATCAAATCAAGTTTATAAATGAACGAGGTGGTAACAGAACAATGGAGGATGGAGTTTAACGTCTCAATACTTTGCGAATACTACGTTTACCCTGTTTTCGTTTTGCTGCATAAAAAAGTGCAGCTGGTAATAACAAATTAGAAGCAGCTTGTCCTAAGGAAGCAATAGAATAATTCCCTCCACGTCTACTTTTACGAAATTTACGAGTTCGCATTATTATACCGCATTATTATTTTTTAAATACTAGAAATAGGATGAACACTAATAAAAATGTGTTAAACATGTTGAATAAGCAAATATACATAAGAAATGGATTTAAATCGGCAAGTATTATAGAAATTAATGGATTCATAAATTTCCTAAACTCATTTTTAAATTCATCTTTTTTCATTACTTCTAAACATTGAGACATCATTTAACTGATCCCTTAATTTTTTTGCGGGTATTTTCACGCAAAAAAAATACCTTTTAGATTAATGATTCATCATGCGACACCAGATTTTAATTTTAATCAGTTACATTTAGCAACACCAGTTCCAGTTCAAGGAGGATCCTTTTTTTCGAAACTAAATTTTAGTTCAAATGATGATTCATTATATGTGTATACTCCCAAATGTATTGCAAAAGGGATTATGAATTCAGGAACAAAACAATTTATTGATTTTATTTTTACACAATCCAATACAAATTTTATTCAGTGGATTGATACTTTAGAGGAAAAGGTACAACGTCTTATTTACGAAAAACGGGATACATGGTTCGAATCTGATTCCATTGAATTGGACGATATCCAAAACTCCTTCATACCCATGATGAAACTTAAGGGAACACAATGTTTATTGAGAGGATACATTCCTCAGGGAAAACAAGCCATTAAAGAACCCGCTATTCAAATTTATGATGAAAATGAAATGCCTGTATTACTTTCATCCATTAAGGAAACTTCACAGGTTATTTCCATATTAGACATTCACGGAATTAAATTTAATCAGAAGTGTTTTCAACTTATCGTAAACATAAGGCAAATGATGGTTTTAGAAAAAAACACATTTTCAAATTGTTTAATTAAATTAGATAAGGAAACAAAACAGATTGAAGTAAAAACTGATATTTTAGAGGTAAAGCCTCAAAATGAGGCGTATAAAGTAGCTTTAGAAAAGGCAACACGAATTGCAAAAGAAGCGGAAGAAGCAAGAATTATAGCAGAAGGATTAAATGTTTAAAAAATTATTATGTTTTTCTTAATATATATGAAATTCGGAAAAAATACTGATCTTCTTATTGTTTTTGTTGCCTTGGGTGCTTTAGCTATTCTTTTATATACGTCTGGTAATAAAAAGGAGATGAACATGATGAGTTCTCTTACTCAGCAACAGGGGGGGTATTCAGTTCCATCCCCTTCTCAGCCATTGGGTCAAAATGAAAAGTATGGATCTGCTGGAGGAGTTAAGACAAATACATATGGTATGCAGGGGACTAAATTAGATGATCCTAGCATGCTTCTTCCAAATGACACGAATTCACAGTGGGCCAGTTTAAATCCTCAAGGGGATGGCATGCTTAAAAATGTGAATTTACTACAGGCTGGTTCCCTTGTAGGAATAAATACAGTGGGTTCTTCCATGCGAAATGCAAATCTTCAATTGAGATCAGAACCCCCCAATCCAATGGCAAGTGTAGGCCCCTGGAACCTTTCTACGATTGAACCAGATGTTAGCCGACAACCTCTTGAAATTGGAGGTAAACTTTAAATAAAAGTATTTAAATAAATAATTTATTAATTAGATTAATGAATGCTCTTTATAACTGGAATATTGAAGTACATGATCGGTACATGTACTGTACTGGATACCTATCTGATGGTAAGGGATGGATTACAAGTCCAATTGTAAGTGTTACGCATGGTAGTTATGATGGTGCTGGATGTTATATCATTCAGACTGAAAATTCGATTTACCATCTCTTTTGGTAAAAAAATAAAGAGTTACTAACATGGATAAATTAATTAGTAAAAAGTTAAGAGGTTATAAAGCACAAGATGAAAAAAACAAAATTTTTAGTTCTTTTCATTTTATAAAGCCAGATGAATTACTTGATAAATTAACAGATGCAACCTGTTATTATTGCAAAAGCGACCTGTTGATGAACTATACATGCAGAGATCCATTACAATGGACCCTTGACAGAATTGATAATACAATGGGACATAATACAAAAAACGTATTGATTAGTTGTTTAGGTTGTAATTTAAAACGACGAAATAGAACGGTTGAAAAGTTTTTATTTACAAAACAGTTGGTCATTACTAAGGTGATTTAGCGTCTATGTTTACGTTTTCTGGTACCGCCGACTATTTGTGACCTAGGTCGCATTAAATCCATGCCTTGTATGGCTCCATTTTTTACGTAATTAAATGCACCCATAGCTGCCGCAGATAAACCAAGATTACCTAGTGCACCTGCATCTAACTCTAATATTTCTTTAAGTGCTTTTTTGATCTTAAGCCCCCTCCCTTTACATGTAACGGTTCCACACCGAGAATTACTTCTAGCAACCTGTTTTATGGCATACATGGGGTTCATTTTATCTTGCGTTTGCTCTGCAAAATTGTATGCTCCTATGGACGCAACAATTGCTTTTTTTATTTTTCCTTCATAATTGCGTGCGATAGATATATGTTCTCCAATTAATTTATCCTTCGCATCTGCAACTGCTTGGTCTAATTCATCCACGATTTCATCATTAATTTGTGTTGCTTCTTCTACACTGAGTTTAGAACCCATTCCATTCGTATTCATATAGTCTGTTGCGTTGTAATACGCTGGATTTAACTCTTTACTGTTAGGTAAATATGGAGATTTTACAGAGGTTGACGGCGTCGATGGAGGTGTTGCTGACTGCGTTTCTGACTGCGTTGCTGACGGTGTAGATTTAAAAAAATCTGAAAACATATTTCCTCCTTTACGCGTTTTCATACTAGTATAATGTTAAAATAAAATTTCTAAATCTCCAAGTTTCCAGTATTCAATAGAACCATTTGGAATGGGTCTTTTAATAATAAAGGGTAACTTCTTTTGGTGTAATTCATCTTTTGCAATCAAATAGCTGTCTATCATTGTATCAGGAACTTCAATAAATAATGGAGCTCCCTTTTCAATCTGATTTGCTCTAATTCCTAAAATACGAGTATATTCATATTTAGTAAGAATGGGTAAAGCAGTGTGATTTTCATCCACTATATTTCCACTTTCATCTCTTATGACCGTACATAGTGCAATAGATTCTTCATAATTGATAATTCTTTCTTGTGGGTGTATATCCATAAAGTTAGTCTGCAACGTTTTATTTATGACAACTTCAGGTTCATCTGGCTGATCTTCTAAACAGTATTCCTGTACTGGTTCTTCTTCATTTTCATCCACTTCGTCCATTTCTTCTTCACTTTCAGTTTCATATTCTTCGTCACTCATGATGTATAGTAGTTACTTATTTTTCCTTTAATTTCAATTTTTCCATATAGTATCGCATTTTGGACAAAGATAGGCGTATTTCAATTCAACATTATCATACCGAACATACATGATTTCAGTTTGAGTACATCCAGCATTTTTACAATTCATTTCTAAAACGGGTAATGTGGGGTCATACTTTGTATACTTATTTATAATACTGTACTGTTCTGGTTTTTCAAACGACATAGAAGCAACAATCTTGTTTTTAATTTCTTTCGTGTTTCCACATTTTCTACACTTGTATACAATAAGTTCTCCATCTTCTTCAACCTGTTTTTCAATGAAAAACATGTTTTCGCAAACGTCACAGAATTCCATTTTAATGATTCATATCTTTAAAATAAAAATTCAATTTTATACGTTTAACTCTTTCGTTTTATTTTGAATTAAACATACAATGACGTTAGAATTGAAAAAGTTTGACATGAAGGCTATTCGATTTAAAGCAAGTGAAAATACGGGTCCAGTAGTTGTGTTAATTGGTAGACGTGATACTGGAAAAAGTTATTTAGTAAGAGACTTGCTCTTCTATCAACAAGACATTCCAATTGGAACGGTCATTTCGGGTACAGAGGCTGGAAACTCCTTTTATAGCGACCACGTCCCAAAACTTTTTATTCATGACGAATATAGTAGTGGAATTATTGAAAACATTTTAAAACGACAAAAACAATGTTTGAAACAGGTAATGGAAGAAATCAAGGTGTATAAAAAATGTAATATTGATCCTAGAGCATTTTGTATATTAGACGACTGTTTATATGATGCTAGTTGGACAAAGGATAAACTGATGCGTTTATTATTTATGAACGGGCGGCATTGGAAAATCATGTTAATCATAACCATGCAATACCCTTTAGGTATTCCACCAAATTTACGTACGAACATAGACTATGTGTTCATTTTAAGAGAACCCTATATTAATAATCGTAAACGAATTTATGAAAATTACGCAGGCATGTTTCCCACATTTGAGGCGTTTTGTCAAGTCATGGACCAATGTACTGAAAATTATGAATGTTTAGTTATCAATAATAATTCAAAAAGTAATAAGCTGACCGATCAAATATTTTGGTATAAGGCAGAACCACACGCCAATTTTAAATTGGGATCTAAAGAGTTTTGGGATTTATCCAATAGCATGCCAGCAGAAGACAATGATAAATATGATCCAAAGGCAACGAAAAAGAACGTTCAACAAATTCAAGTTAAAAAATCACGCTGGTCTTAATTATACTTTGAGAATATGAAAGGAGTTAATCAATCTAGAACACGTTAACTTATTTAAGTTTAATTCGAGATTTTAAACACTGATCGTCTACTTGTATTGTTTCTCCACATGGGGCATCTTGAGGTACAATTAGGATAACACCCTTTGATTTTTTACCGACTAAAGGTTCCGTACATCCTTTTTCAACCTGCGTAGTAACATTACATCTTGCTCTAAAGTGTTCGTATCGCTCACGAACATCACAATAGGAAAGCGTAGAGGGTTTATCTAACATTTTATTTACCGCTTCATGTAAATGATATACATATTTTGAGAATGTATTTCTATTTTCCATATCGGAATGTGTAAGCGGAAGTGCTTTAAAATTTTTTACTAAATTATCTCTGCAATATTTACAGGGTAACACATGAACCAAATTCAATATAAAATCACGAAAGTATTTTTTTTGTTCCCTTGTAGGGTTAGTTGGATAATTGAAACTCATTGTATGCAACACGTGCCATAAACTGGGCCCCCACACAGTGGTTAACATACCATCACCACTTTTTGTATCCTTTGAGGTAAAAACTCTTCTTGTTTTCATACTATTAAATAATATATTATTATTATATGTGTAAAAATCTATCTTTTAAGGATTGTGAGCTTGCCATATTAAGAGCATCAGTTGATTCGTCTGAAAAAATGCAAGGTAAAGAAATCGTAAAAACGCCAGAAATGAGAAAAATTAATAAGTTATTATTATCTTTTATTAAAAAAAAAAAGTGTATTGTATATGGAGGCACTGCAATAAATGCCATTTTACCTAAAAGGGATCAGTTTTACGAATATGATTATGAACTTCCAGATTTTGATTTTTTTAGCCCAGACGCATTAAAAAACGCAAAAGAACTGGCTGATTTATATGTAGCTCATAAGTTTACTGAAGTTGAAGCAAGGTCTGGAGTACATAAGGGTACTTATAAAGTATTCGTAAATAATTATTCTATTGCAGACATTACCTACTTACATCCAGAATTATACAATTCAATTATAAAATCTGCAATTACACGAAATGGAATTATGTATGCACCTCCAGACTTTTTAAGACAGTCCATGTACGGGGAGTTATCCCATCCAATATCTGACGTTTCTAGATGGGAAAAGGTCCTTACACGATTAAATTTACTAAATAAAAATTATCCACTTGTATCTAAAACGTGTGAAATCCAGCGACATTTTTCATCGCCTAATGATGAAGAAGCTGTGTTTAAAGTGGTATACGAATGTCTTACCAAAGAAGGAGTTGTGTTTATTGGTGGATATGCTAATGCCATGTATACACAATATACAAAAACCCCATTAATTCAAAATATTCCTGATTTTGATGCGTTATCCGTTCATCCAAAAGAAACCGTTCATAATTTACAAGTTGTCTTGAAAAAACATGGGTTTGCATCCACCATTCACAAACACGACGCTATCGGTGAAATAACACCAGTTCATTATTCAGTATCAATCAATGGAGATTATATTGCGTTTATATACGAACCAACCCAATGTGTTAGTTATAATGAAATTATGCATCAGGGTAGAATGATGAAAATTGGAACAATTGATACATTGCTTAGTTATTACCTTGCATTTATGTATGCGGATCGAGACTATATTGATAAGAACAGATTACTATGTCTATCCACCATTTTATTTAAAGTGCAACAAGAGAACAGACTTGCTCAAAAAGGATTATTAAAACGGTTCATCTTAAAATGTTATGGGAAACAAGATACGATACAGGATATTCGCACTAGAAAGAATAAATTGCGACGGTCTTTAAGTAAACACAGTAAAGAATACCAAGAGTTATTTTTAAAATATACACCGAAAACACGCAAGAATATTTAAATTGACTTAAAAGGGTTTAATTTGTTTTATTCAAAATATGAGTGTACTTATAGTTTCATCCAACGGTGATTTAATCGCAGATACAATTCAAAGTTATAAATCTTACGGAAGCTTGCAACATTCCTGGAAAGCTCTTACGCATGAAATACACCTGTATGCCAAGAAAAGGGGAAAAGCTGGAATGGAAAATAAATACGAATTCCCTCCTCCAGTAGATAACGTTATTTATTTTGGAAAATGTTTATTGATAAATCCGTCAGGCGATTTAACGATTGAAATGTGGACGGAGTTTTACGACACGATTATGCAACTTGAAAACATTGAAGAAACTGAAAGCGAAGAAGAAGACGTGAATGAGGGAGAATGCAGTCACGGATATTTAAAGGACGGGTTTGTGGTATCCGATAATGAGCTTGAAGAAGAAGCTTATAAAATTGACTTAAAGAATGACCAAATGGAATAATTAAAAGATGTTTAGTGTAACCAATCCAGATTTGATGCGTCAAAAAATGAGAATGAAATTGGATGAAACGATACAGCGACCGCTTCTTAGTGAAAATGTTGAAATTGGAATTTATAATTATGCGATAAAAACTGCCATTGAAAAAAAGGTAATTCGTAAATGGTCAAATGTGTTATTCGTTGAATTATACATTTCAAAAATGAAAACCGTACTTTTTAATATCACTCCTGCTATTCATTCTATGAAAAATCCGCATTTAATTGCATTTATGAGCCATCAGGAATTAAACCCTGGAAAGTGGCATGAAATGTTGGAAAAAAAGAAAAAAAGAGACGAACATTTATTTTCACATAAGCTTGCCGCTACCACAACCGATTTTACTTGCTTTAAATGTAAAGGAAATAAATGTACGTATTATCAATTACAAACACGATCAGCAGATGAACCTATGACTACGTTTGTAACGTGCGTAGAGTGTGAGAACCATTGGAGATGTTAATACAATCTTGTACGAAAAAGAGTAACTCAACGTGGTGTTCATGTATATTATTGAAAATTACTGTATATTTACATATAATTTTTATAAGTTTATACTTATATTCTTCTGTTATAGTAGCAGATTTTATATACGTATAATACGAATCCAAAATGTCCATAACAGAGTAACCATCACTATACATTTGCATCAATATGGTGACTGCCTCTTTTTTTTTTAAAAGAATTAAATCAGTAAAGTTTTTAAATAAAATGGTATGAATTTCTGTATGGGTAAGTTTAATGTAATCCACTGTAATTGGAACATTCATTATTTTATACCTTTCCAGGTAATTTAAAATGGTGCGTATGGATTGATTTGTTAATGCAATGAGGTATTCGGTTGCGTCTTCATCCATTTGAATATTTTCATTTCTAGTCACTTTATCAATCATATTTTTTATGTAGAGTATACTGACTGGATATAACTTAATTACCATAAATCTGGAGTACATACTTTCAATGATTTTTTGAGGGTTCATTCCAATCGCAATAAATCGAACGTTATGACCGTATTTGTCAATATAATTCAAAAAAATTTGTTGGGTTTGTTCATTCATTTCATCCAATCCATCAATTACAATTGTTTTTTTAACAAGAGAAGTTGTCTGGCAAAAGTGTTTCACTTCGTTTCGATAATACTGAATTCCTTGTTCTTTTAAACTATTAATGTGTAGTACATTATCCATGTCACAATCTTTTATTAAAATAGATGCAAGTGTCGTTTTTCCAGTACGCTCGCCTCCAATTAATAATAAATGGGAGAAATATCCGATTGTATCCTTTGTTTCCAGTTCAAACTCATCTAGCGTAGATGGCCTATATTTATAAATAAATGACATCTTATAGGACAGCCGAACCGTTTATATAGATTTTAAAATATACTGATATTAATATGGACCAATTTCAAGATTTTTCTCAAAATGAACGTATTACGTTTACTGGTACAAACGTTAACACTGGTCAATACGAAGAAATAACTGGCATAGTAACACAAGTAGACACACGGGATGGCTATGCCTATTATACATTATCTTTCGATAATAAATCTGTAAATTGGAATACATCACATGTCCCAACTACTATACCTATTAGTATTGCATCCAGTATAACAAAAACCCTCAAAGGACAATCAAATTATCGAGTACCTTTTGTAAATGTGCTTGTTTTATCAGATACCCATGTTCTATTTTTAACTAAAGTAAACGATCAAAAACTTATCCGTAAATTACTCGGTGGTTCAAAATACAAGTCGCGTAGATCAAGACAAAATAGATCAAGGCGAAATAGAAGACGTTAGAATAACGGATTACTATCTATAGTTAATCCACAATATTCACTTGGACTTTTAGCATAATCTATTGGGTCATATATTTCGTTGTCGGTTGCATTTTCTAACATGAACTTAAAATTGTCCCAGAATTCCTTTTTATGACCTATAGAAGATGTCATTAAATGCGTTAATTCGTGTAAGGCCACAAAAGTAAGCGTGTTAATGTCAATCAACTTCATTTCATGTTTATGTTTTCTCAGACAAAATGCAAGTTTCGTACCCTTTCCTTCACTATAAGCAGTATATTCGCTCGTAGGAAGTGTTTCTACTATTTTTTTTGGGTTAAAGTTACGCACTAATAGTTTTATTCTGTCATCGGTTGGATATTTTTGTTTCATATAGATCACCATTTTTTTCATACGATTAGTTGCTTCAGCCAATAATTCTACACTTTCTTGAATGCGATCTGAATCACGCACGCAATATTTATTTCCATCTTTATGTGCAACAATGCATTTTAAATTAAACGTATCTGAATTTAAGTAAAACATTGCAATTATAAACACGATGCAACCAATCATTATGTATTTCATACTATGTAGATTTAAAAAAAAATATCTAAAGATAAAAAAAACAACTAAAACATGACCTGTTTAAAAAATACGGGTAACACCTGTTTTATTAATTCTGTAATTCAGTGTCTAGTTCATATTCCAGAATTAAATCAATGGTTTGATACTAATAGTGGAAATGAAATTACACGCGAATATGATTCATTGCGGAAACTAATGTTGGAGGGGCATTCTGGAATTACACCGTTACGGTTCATTTCTAAATTATACGACACATTTACACATTTTACTAAATGCCAACAAGAAGATGCGCACGATCTCCTAATACATTTAGTGGATGAATTTAAATGTCCTCTTTTCATGGGGAAAAAAATATATTACATTGACTCCATCATAGAAGAACCGTTTCTAAGTCTTGAACTTCCAATTATTGGAACTACTTTACATGAATGTATTATAGATTATTTTAAATCAGAAGAAGTGGATTGGAATAATAAAAAGATCATGAAACAATACACCGTTTCAGAGTACCCATGTATTCTATGTCTCACATTGAAACGGTTTTATACCAATAATACAAAAAATAATACATTCATTGAAATCCCGCTCGTTATACAAATCCCACATACGTATGAACTCATATGTGTATGTAATCATTACGGAAGCACCTATGGAGGGCATTACACCGCAACTGTGTTTACAGATAAATGGTATGAATTTAATGATGAATCTGTATCTGTTGTAAATACTCCCATTACATCCAATGCGTACTTTTTACTATTTAGGAAAAAAACTATGTAAATACTATGAACCCCGTATACATTGTAATTCCTATTTTTTTAGTTGTGATTGGAATTATCCTAACCACAAATCAATACTCTGCCCTCGAACTTATGATGTTGTTATTTTTTATTGTCGTTATAGGAATTGTAGGAACAAATTATTTTTTAGGCACCCAATTAACTACCACGCTAAACAATTTATTTTCAACCCCAGAAATAGATATAGCCATTGTTGACCCTACAGAAAACGCAGACCCAGATGCCATAACCTATAAGCCACAAACGTATCACATTAATGGTCGGTTTGATTATTCCACTGCAAAAGAAGTATGTAAATCCTATAACGGTAAATTAGCAACATTAGAAAATGTTAAAGGATCGTATGAGAATGGGGCGGAATGGTGTGATTATGGATGGTCCGCTAAAAACATGGTTCTTTATCCTACGCAACAAAATTCTTGGCAGAAATACCAACAATCCGATAATAAAGAACAATGTGGTATACCAGGCATTAACGGAGGGTACAACCATAGACATTCTCAAAAATTAGGCGTAAATTGTTTTGGCAGAAAACCAGATGGTAAAGTAACTCCTTTATCCCCTGAAAATGTAGATACGCGAGCAAATTATTGGCAAAGTCAACATCTGAAGGTTTCGCCGTTTAATTACACTACATGGAGTGAGTTATGAAGGAGTTTTATATACCTGATCTACTAAACTACCTAACTGTTTAGTATTTGAATCGGTAGTTACTTGAACGGAATCTATTTTGGATTTAAGAGCCAATAATGCGTTCACATCCTTTTGAAGAGAATCAATATTGGATTGGTTCTTTTTAGCCAATGCCAAACATGTAGTTTCATCATAATTTTCATAATTTTCATACGTTTTATACGTTTTATTTGATAAAAAGTGTAGGGCTATAAGTGACGCTAAAATAATAATGAGAATGTACATTATCTTGTCTAAATATTTTAAAAATGTATGTTATGCCCAAAAAATCTACACAAATAGATTACGTTACTCGTACCACAAAAAATGTATCTCCTCAGATTAATTCGTTATGGTATCCTACATCAAGACCTTTACAACACTATCGTAAAACGGGTACATCTTCCATAAAATCCGATTTTTCATTTAAAAAATGTGTATGTGGAACAACCAGTGTAGGAATACCACTTAAAATGATTGGTAAAAATGATGCAGGCGATCTAAATGTATCTTGTTGTACGTCGTCGCATACATCGTTAAAGCCGTATTATCCAGATTATCATGCATATTTAAAAAGTAGAGGTAATACGTATTTAGATAAATCATTAATACACAAAATTCCAGGAGTAGATTATACACTTTCTCCCAATGATGATAAAATGGATAGTAGCCATTTTTATGAAAATAACATCACCGAAAGTGAAAAATGTAAAATTACCATTTATAAGCCAAGCAATGAACCATTTTCAACGCAAGGAGGAGTTGATAGTAGTGCTGTCATTTCGCGTGCTAAATACTTGGCAATTACTAAAAATAACGCATCTTTTATAAAACCTTATGGTATTCGTATACCTTATAATGAAACCCAACTATTTTTTGCTAAAAATAAAGTATATAATTGTAAAAAGTCTTTAAGATTATGTATGTAATACTACAATGAATAATATAATCAACAAAGCATGGGAGAATTGGTATGATAAGAACCATCCAACTAGGTTTAATATTGCATGTAATGATTCGCGTAAAAGACAAGAAGAAGGTAGAAAACAAATAGAAGATAAATTAGATAAATTAGATAAATTAAATAAACAGAATGTAAAGACTGAGCCTAATAAGTAAACGTAATTAAAGTGTACACCCCAATAGTAATAACCAATATACAACAACTGGATTGCATAAGTGCCACAAATGATCCATCTAAATAATCTGGATCTGTTTGAATTGTATAGTGGACGGATTGTACCGATTGGACGAGTTCTGTTTGACCGGTTTGATCTAGTTGACATGTTTGAACTATTTTTGCTTCGTAAAAGGATGTTTCGCATAGGGGACATAATTGATTTGGTAACTTTGGAAAACATAGACTACATACTTTATGTGTACAAGGGAAATAAGTAAACTTATCCGTTTCGTGGAAACATATAATACATTCTTCCATTGAAGAACCCGTATACTTTATTTCATAATTGATTATGATATAAATAAAAAAAAGGATAAACGTGTAGATGGATAAACAACATTTAAAACAAACGATTAAGGAATGGGTTAAACTGGACGAAGATGTAGCAGAGCTTAAGTTAAAAATAAAAGCAATGAACCAACGCAAAAAGGAAATGTCACTTCATTTATTAGAAATTATGAAAGAGCAAAAAATCGACGCATTTGATTTAAATAATGAAGGTAAATTGGTTCGGCAAATGAAAAAGACAAAACAACCCATCAATAAAAAACAGTTAACGACAAGTTTAACTAAATATTATGAAAGTGAGAATGAAGCCCAAAAGGTAACTGAATACATTTTAAATGCTAGACAAGAAAGAACAGATGAAAGTATTTGCAAGAAATAATAACTGTAAAAATAAATGGAATTTGTTAATAAATTCGCCCTAACTATTTTATATGCCATTATGACGATAATTGTATTTACGAGCGTAATGACTTTTATGGGAGTAGAACCAATGACCTATAACCCATACCTTTATTTTATAATGATGCTATTATTTTTTTATTTAACGCTATCCGATTTTAACACGTTAAAACCAGCGGAATAAAAAATAACGTTACAAAATGTCATTTTTACCTTTATTAGCTGGATTATCGGCAAAAGCCTATGACGATCTAACGGATAATGTTAGATTAAAGGGGTTTAATAACAAAACGTTTATGGAATATTTAAAAGGGATACATTATATTTCATTTACGGCAACTAGTATAGACGACCCATTATTTTTTTACATTTTTGTGTTATCTGTAATACTTAACTACATAACAAATATAGACGCATATACTGATCCGTATGAGAATTCATTGTTATATTCCTTTTTATTATTGTTTCTTATCATTCATCCAGTTACTGTATCAATGGAATGGATGGATTGGGCATTAGCTATAATTATATGCATATCCATGATGGTAGAACCAGTATTTTCAAAGTATGTATTCAAAAATAAGGAGTTTTCATTATTAAAATTATTTACTCGAATTCTAATGTTAATAGGCACAAGTTTTTGTTTGTTGCTAGCCAAATCGAAAACAATGATCTATTTAATTTCATATTTTATTGGTTATTTTATAGTATCTTGTATGGTTCAGTGTTATTCTGTACTAAAGAAATTAAAATGACCTAGTTCTACGTCTAGTTCTACGTCTGTTTCGTTTACGTCTAGATCCGCCTACTTTACCAGTACATGAGGATGGTTGACCAACGCAACTATTGTATTGTCCTCCTGCATCCAGTTTTAACTGTTGTGATGCCATTCGTGTAATGGTATCATTTACATTTGGACCAGGAGCCCCTGCTACCCTAAATTGAGGAACTGTAGTACCGCCACTTTTAACCAGAGTGTTCTGAACTTGTCTCTGATTTGCCATATGCTTAATAACGTCGGCGGTGCTAGTTCCAGTAGTTTGTGCTGCAAATGTTCGCATTAAGTTAAACGAGTGAAAAAAAAAAATAAGAAATATACTATGTTGAGTGAAAATGATAAATGTCAACTAAAACAGATGATTGAAAAAAACAACGTGGTGGATAAAACAGAACAAATCCGAGAACTTAACCATAGTGCAAACATACGTGTATCCATTGAAAAATTAATGAGTCTGAAAATACAATACGCAGATTTATTACGCGAAGATAAACCAAAGTTTGAAGAAATATCCGTTCAAGAATGTCGGTTCCTTTTTTTTAATTACATGGAACTATACAACATTATTCTAAAGGAAACGATGGACCCTAAAATTCTATTTCGATTACTTGACGTATTGGGTCAAATTGAAACGGGTAAACTAGACCAACATGAAGGAAGTTACATGGTCGGGAAATATTTAAAAGAGATTTACATTGATAGTAAATTAGCTGAATCAAAAAGATTGGATTTGTTATATCCAGGGACAATTCAAGCCGAACCTAAAAACATACAGTGGAAAGATTACAAAAAATAATATTTATAAATTGTATGTTTACAAAAAGGTTTAACGGCATTTCGCCACGTATCACAAATACCACTCAACAGGGAAATTCAAGTGTTGCTCCATTAAACGAAGCAAGCCAGATTCCATTAGACCGAAAATTAATTCGACGAATGTTTCCTACCAATGCCAGTTTTCAAGGAACTGCAGTTTTTTCAAAAAGGTGGCCTCAAACTCCGTTTCGTGTAGCCATGCATGCAGGAGATTTACTACTTCGACAAAGTGAACCTGGTGGACCAAATCAAGTAAAAGGATCCGTTGGAATCGGTAGGTATAGAAACACGCTTGGATCTGGCGATGGAGTACGCAAGGGGGATGGTGCTTCAGGTAATCAGCATTACGTATATGACAGTTCTGTATACACTAGGTATAAAAAGTTACACGAGAAACAAAAACTCTACAATGACTTAAGTTTTGGTGGATCTAACAATGGAGCATATGTAGCCATTCAAGCAATCAGACGATTTTAAAATAACGTAGTAGTTCATGCGAGGCATTGGTCTATTTAAAGCATGTGCAACCACTCTTGGGTCAAATACCGCTTGTCGCGATTCATCTTTTTCATCAAATAGGGCAATGACTGTCGCTAAAGCAGAACAAAATGGAAAACAAAAATGTTGGACTATGGATAGTTCACAACGAACTTCTTTACGTATCTCTTCCTTATCCAATAGACGAACCCAATATTCCACTATGAATAAAAATGATGTAGTGACTGCTCGTACTCGTGTTAGAAACGCTGGTTGTGTTCCGCCCAAAAAAAAAGGTGCTAGTAAAACGGCTGCTTAAAGAATTTCAATTTGTAATTTTTTAATATAGTCTAGACTTTCATTTCTTTTTTTAAATACATAAAGCATATCTTCTTCAGCATCATCTGCTAGATAGAGGTTCATTTTATCCGTTTCTATAGCCCTCTCCAAACAATCCACATTTAAATTGGACGCAATAATGTACCACATGGATGTCCGTTTAATCTTCATACAATAGGTATCGATTTCATGCACAATTTCCACGGGTAAAATTTGAAATAAAAGTTTATTGCGAAAGTATTGGTTCATTTTATTGAAAAAAAACCACACTTATTTTTTTTCAATTTTATTCTGCTTAAATAAAATGGCACTTGAATTATATGATTTTATGCAAATGTCTCCAATCTTTATTGCTGTTTTTATGTTAATGACATCGTTATTTAATGGTGACGTAAAGGCCATTATTTGGCTTGGGTGTGCTATCGTAGGCATTGCCCTTATTATATGGATGAGCCCGTTATTTAAAAGTGAAAGCACTTGTGTGAATACAAAAGGAGCGATTATTGATGTTTTTTCAAATTATCCCAACTTATCCGTATCTACTTTTTTCATTTTATTCACACTTACCTATTTAATACTTCCCATGCAACAAAATAAGGACTGGAATTATTACGTAATCGTTGGGTTTTTAGGAATGTTTGCAGTAGACACATTACTAAAACTAAAACACTTTTGTACTACAACTCTTGGTATTTTTACGGGATCTGTAATTGGTATCATCTTTAGTTTATGTTGTTATTTAGTGATACGTAAAGCTGGAGGCGATAAAATTCTTTATTTCAACACTGTTTCTAGCAACAATGTTTACTGCTCTAAACCTAAAAAACAACAATTTAAATGTTTTGTATACAAAAATGGTGAAATTATTTCTGCAGTTTAAATATGCCATTCTTAATTCGAAAAATAAATAAAAAATGCTACAGTGTTAAAAGTAAAAAAAGAACACATTCAAAATGTACCACTTTAAAAAAGGCAAAAGCACAAGTTAGACTACTTCAAAATTTATAACCTTTTTCGTTTTGTTCGATTTCGTCTACCACCTTTTCATTTATAAAATTTTTACCTTCGTTAATACCATTTCATATAAATTAAAACTGTAATGGCCACCGTGTCATCCCGTTCTTGTTTTCTATGATACATTTCAACTTCTTCTGGGTTTAACTGTCCTAAAAATAGCGATATCTTCCTCTTGAAGTATTCGTGCTCATCTTCTCGTTCCATCTCATGTTCTAAATGTAAGGCGTATTCATTTACTATTCCTGGAGGTAAATTAGCAAACAGGGGTAAATATTTACAATATAGACCTGAAGGTTCTAAACATTTTGAATAACCAAGTTTTGTGTAAAATCCAACCACATAACGGTTGTAATTCAATGAAATGTGTTTTTTGTTTTTATAATGAATTCCTTACTTTAGTGTCATCATAAATTTACCTACACCGCGAATTTCTGGATCTATATTTGTAGTTAAAAAATTTATGTGTGCTATTTTTAATTGCTTATACTTAGACATAGTTACTGTCATCCCCATATTTTAGGGCATTGGCGAGCTGAACCTTTTGAAGTGCAATATAATTTGAGTTGGGTTACAATCAATTCTCCATGGAAATATGGTTTTAAAATATTCGCTTTGTTTGCACATCTCGTATAAAATTCAATATCTCGTTTATTTTGCTTTGTTCATTTGAATACGAATAAGTTCCATGTTAACTATTTTTTTTCATTAACCACATGTTTGATAAAATGATTAACCCAGACCCGCCCATTTTTTTTAAACTTATAGCTTCTCCGTTTAAAACGCCGTACACAAAGGACATGACTATACCAAAATAGGACAATGACGCATATACAATCGTATCCAATCTTGATACCGCATAAAAACGTAACACATACCCTAATAATCCAATGAATGAATTTATAAGTAAAGAAAGTGATAAGTGGCTGTTTAATTCTATTTCCAATATTTCATGAAACATTTGACCTGATAGTAAGATTGCTCCTAAAAAATAAGAAATAAAAATATGGTTCCAACTATTAGGGGTTTTAATTCTTTTTACTAAAAAATAAATAATGGCTTCTGTAAAAGCCGCCATTAAAATCATGAAAAGTCCTTCATAAGATTTAATTGAAAAATTATCTGTCAATAAAAATACACCTACTAATGATCCTACAATACTTATGGACAATGTACCCGACATTAATAAAATCATGATTGGATACAAATAAAAAATGGAATAAGCTACTCCACTATCCAACAAAAGAAATCCCCTATACGATGTATAAATGTGTAGAATGGTTATGATAGAGAGGAATAACCCATTATATGTAAATAATGTTTTAAACACAAACGCATAATCTATAAAAAATCCAGATATAAAGGCGTAAGAAAAACATCTGCTCCACGTTTGGAGGGATAGAGACAATCCAATATTTTTTACAAAAACTGGGTATAGACTTAATAATCCTTCTGATACTAATTTACCTATTATTTCCATTAAAATAACATTTTATAAAAGCTTAAAACTACCATTTACGTAATGATAGGTTAAAAAACTCACTAGTCCTATCAATACATCCACTAATAAATAGATCCAAGACTGTCTGTTACCTATAATGGCATTGTATGCAAACAAAAAGTATAATATAGAATGAACTGGTCTTACATTATTCCACCATATTGTTTCGCCGAATGTTTCAGCCCCCGTTTTCCTGGACCCGGTTAAATATATATACATAAATCCTATTGCAGGTAATAGGGCTAAATAACCTAAATATTTCAAATAGGTTATAGATACAGATTTAGCAATAATAACAAATAAAGAACGAACTCCTATACATCCAATTAAAAACAGTAAAAATCTTTTTTGTATAGAATTCATAATTTACGTGTTTATATTAAGTGAACCCTTTGAATAACTCAAATGGAAATCCATTTAAACCTGAAATATTTCCAATTTAAAAGTTAGAAGTGTTAGATTACAAAAAAAGATATATGAGCGGATCGAGACCGCAACGAATTACATTCGTATCCTCGTGTATCAATACGTCTTAGAGGGGATAAATACGTAATGATGCAATCTAAATGTGTATAAAGACGCAAGTCGCTTGTGTTTTTATATTGTTTAAAAAAATATACAAAATGCGACGAGTTCCTAAACATTTTTTTTACGCTTGTTCGTTCGTTTACGACAAAAATTTCGTTTCCCATAAGCATATATACAATGAGGGGCATACTTTTTGGATAAACACATTTGTTCAGTAACTCCTGGAGCACATTTAGATGGAGATTTGGAACACTTTTTGCTTTTATTATATCCAAACATTCTTGCTAAACCTATAGGGGAAGGAGACATACTATACCATTATATTTTAAAATTTTTAAGGACTTGGCGTTCCGTGTTTGGCAACTGATTTACACTCGTCATAAAGCAATTTTTCAGCCCTTGTTAAGCGTGCCACCATTTTTTCACCTCTTTTGGTAAGCACGTCTTGGCAGTTTTCAATTACATCTTCTAATCCACTCATATCCATATCTTCAGTTTTTTTGTCATGATCATTCAGCACAATTAATGCCTTTGTAGCTCTATTCATTAATAATAATGCCTTATCCATGTGTTTGAATTGCGTTTTATTTCTTTTGTAAAAATCACGTATCACCATTCTATTTTTCCTCGTACATACCATAATATATACCTATAAAATTTACATTTAATCCCACTAAAATCCATTTACCGTGTGATTTTAAACGTTATAAAAATACTTAAATATACATTTTCATTGCTAAGAAGTTATAGTTGGTGGAATATAATTTCCAAGAGATCCGTAAAATGTGGATATTGGAAACGCATGATTTGATTTTAATGGTTGCGTAGGTGTAACTGGTGTCAATGCCTGCCCCGTCGCTGGATTTAACTTAAACATGAATAACAAAAGAGAAGCAATCACGGTCATTAAAACAAAAGGTATCGATATTATAATCCATGCAATAAACCCTAGGTTTTGCATACATAATAAATTTAATAGGATTGTAAATACTGCACTTATCCATATTTCAATAATTGCGGTGTTGTATAACCCTTTATATGTATCTATTACAACGTGACTAAATGAAAAAATTAAATATATTAACGCGGGCATACATAATTTATTTAGCATGAATTAAGTATACATTTTAAATGTAAAATTTTCATCTATTAATTTTCGTAAAATTAAATGCAGTGCCCTTTCCATATCAGTTTGTATTTTTGTTTTTGCGAATCTAATTCATAAACAAACGTGTTCTCACGATTATAACTTGAATATAGAATTGTATCACATCGAACGGTGGCAAGTATACCAACATGAATCTGACAGATGCATTTCATAAGGGGTTACCAGAGTTTAAAATAATTTTAGTATTATATACTATGTCATTTTTTAAACCATCAAAACAAGAATCTGAAATAAAATTATATACATATATTCCATTTAAACCAACCTCAAAACAAGAGTTAATATCTGAAATAAAATTATATACAATAGGAAGGTCTGTCCATGAGGATATAAACCGATGGGATGTTTCAGCTATAACAGATATGTCTGAAATATTTAAAGGGCGTAGACATTTTAACGGAGACATTTCAAAATGGAAGGTAGACCAGGTTACAGATATGAGCTATATGTTTATGGGCGCAATCGCATTTAATAGGGATATTTCAGGATGGAATGTTACACAAGTTAGAGATATGAGCTATATGTTTATGCACGCAATATCATTTAATGGCAACCTTTTATGGGGAGATCGAACCCATAATGTTAGAAATATGGTCTCGATGTTTGATAAAGCAATCGCATTTAATAGGGATATTTCAGGATGGAATGTTACACAAGTTAGAGATATGAGTTATATGTTTGATGATGCAATCAAATTTAATTGCAATATTTCAGGATGGAATGTTACACAAGTTATAAATATGAGTTATATGTTTAGTGGGGCAACTGAATTTAATCAAAATTTACATAATTGGCAAGTTGGTAATGTTATGCATCATGATAATATGTTTGATGAGACATTAATGCCCCTACAAAATATTCCTGCACTTCTTAGAGATGTACCCTTACCTGCTCCAACTCAAGCAGAAGTTTTAAATCCGGCACAGGGACAGGCACTACAAGTTCACATTGCGTTTGACACGTTGGATAAACCTGCCCTACTTCGTATCATTTCTAATGGTGAATTAATCCATACAGATGAAACTGATGAAGATTTTAGAAAACATGTGCATGATTGGATAGTTATATTAATTGATAGTGTACCTTCATCTAGCGAAGCTGGTAGTCCTGATAGAGAAGCATTAAGAGCACTATTTAATACTTTTGCGGATACATGTTTATCACATTTGCCATTTAAAGACGAAACTAAAGATTTAATTCATACAGCTATGCTATACGTAGATAAACAACAACAGAAATTTAAAACCCAATATGTTAGTTTGTTTATTCATGACGTAACAGAAGCCTATGTTAATGCAACAGGCGATCATTCAAATTCATGTGCAAGAGGTATTACTGAAAGACTATTGTTTTCTATCGGGTCAGCTGCAGCAAGTTTAAATGATGATACGAGTGCCGAGACAAACTATACCGACCTAATAAGAATTTTATTTCCTTTAAATATTGAAATACTTCAAAATTTTGCAAGTGCATGTTACGAGGACACAAATATATTTGTCGGTAAGACAACTTTAGAAGAAAGGGTAGAAGCAATAGCTGAATGTATGCGTAAAAAACTAAAGGCTGCTAAATACATAAATGTTACAGACGAAACAGAGACTGTAGATCCAGATATTTTTAAAGATTATATTAAAAATAAATTACCTTTCATATTTGGCGGAAAACGACCGAAGCGTAAATCAAAAAAAACTAAATCTTTGAAACGGTATAGACCCATTAAAACATCTTCCCTTAAACACAATTTTAAACGAAAGTCTTTGCGAACCTAAGATTAATTTGATCCCATTGGTCCTTTTTAGAGAATGGCATCTTTCTATATCGGCTTGTTCTATCATCATAATATCTTGCAAAACTTGCCCCTTTTTGTGCAGTGAAAAATGTAGTAACCATTCTTTTTTTACCAAAAGAGTATTCCATTGCGATATCTTTAGCAACGGATTGTTCACCATCAAATTTCATTTCTAGTTCAAGCCAAAAATAATAATCGTTTTTATATTTTTTGATTATTTTTGGCATGTCAAAATTTGTAGGTTCACGTTGTCTACAATAGGGACATTTTATACAATTAACACCTTTATCAACCGTCATAGTAAAATTACAACTAAACGGATGTTGAACGCTATTTTTATCTCTCAATCGTTCAGCACAATGTTCACATATTAAATGCGAACATCCTTTTAATTGATAAGGCGTATTTTTCTCAAAACAAATCATACACTCCATTTTATGAAATGAAAGGGGGTTTTTAACTCACTTCAATTTAAAATAATTTAAAAAGATGAATATAGTTTACAAATGGAAGTTGACCTTATTTGTTCGCAAACAAATTATACAAAAGAAGAAGCCGAGAGTAAGTTACTTGAATATGGCGACTACATGAAAGTAATCCGCAACTATTTAGGGATTAAAGAAAAGGTTATCGTTCTACATCCTTATGGTGAAATAAACGCATTTATGAATTTAAAAAATAGACCTAGGATTTAGGCTTTCTACATAATTTGTATTCGTGTTTTTGTGCTACATATTCAGTTGAACACTGAATTAATTCAGGATACGTACAGCAAATCGGTTTATCCACTACTATAATTATTTTATCATTTCGTATCACTTGTCTATACTCTTGTATCGTAAGTGTTCCGTAATACTTATTCAACATGTAGTGAGGTGATGGAGCTGGCACAATCTGTTTTGAATATTCATACGCTTCTCCATACAAATCATTCAATAAATGATACCTTTCAAATTTCGTGGAATGATCTAGTTTTTCTTGAAATAAGTAGCCTGCCGCACATTCAGGACAACAAAACGACCCATATACATGAAAACATCCCTGTATTACTGACTTTGGTATATAGATAGGAGGGGTATTATACGCGCACGTACACCAGAAGCAATCCGACCTATTATTAATGTCATTTAAGTGTAACCGAGATGAAATATTTTTAATTTTTTGATGTATAGTATCATCTGCATACTTATTTAATTCCAAATGACATGTTTCATTCGTATAAGGTTCAACTAAAGTATTGTTATAGATTACATTAACTACATCTTTACTGCTACATTTTAAATGAAGAATTACATTTTGTATCATTTGGCACTCCATGGGAATACTATTAAACTCCATAATCTTACCGCCTTTTGGCTTTCGTCCACGTTTTTTAATTTTATCCATTTTATTTTTTTTATCAAAAATCAGTTTAAATAGTAATTAAAGAGATTTAGTTTCATTTCTCCGAATATGTGATATTCCAGAAAATTTTATTAAGCTTAATACATGGCAAGTCTCGCAGCAACACATGAATTTAACAGTCTATGGGGAGTAAATTCAAGTTCTTCCGTTCGGGGAGTTAAAACAGAGGGTCATAATACAAGAAATACTGTATCTAATATAGTACCATTTGTAGTAGATCAAGGTAATGAATCAACATGTGCCTTTGTAGCCTTAGCAAAAGTTCTAACCTATAACTTATTAGGATTGGTGATGGATATTGAATTATTGCCAGAAGAAAAACGTTTGTTAAATAATGCAATCAAAGAATATAAAATAGACCCTACAATACCAGTATTTGAACGCGACTTTTACAAATATTATACACCTGAAAAATGTTCGTTAAAAGGCTTTACATTAATTGTAATATTTTTTTATTTTTTTGATTTTGCAAGAAATAATGGTTTAAGCCCCTCTTTCAATCCAGGTGAAAAACTGGAGGTATTCACTAAAATGAGTGGAAAAAGTTATGACAGCCAATTAACCGACATATTATTTCCATTTTTAAAATTAACAAAGGACCGATTTGGAGGAAATACCCCAGTTGCAGCTGGATTTGTAACTGGCATCATACATGACCTAAATCCTAAAGTTAGATATTTAACATGGCAAAAGGTATCCCTTTGTACGTTTAGAACCGAGTTTTGCACAAATGCCCCATATGTTGGACCAGAATTGTTTCAACGATTTTGTAATGAAGTGATCTTTCCATTTACCAGTAAATTAAAAATTATTATTACATTAGCACAAAATTCCGAAGAGCATGCGTTACACGATGTAGTATTATTTGGAATTGAAAACGACCATATATTGATTAGTAATTCATGGGGTGAAAGACTTGATTCTATTAAAATTTCTTCATTTCCTTTAGTATCACTTACAATACCTGGAAACCCCCCTGTTAAATTTACAGCATTTCAATACACATTTTTAATGCCAATAACACCATCTATGAGGTCATCTATGTCACCACTGAAAGAACAATATTATGGTGATGATTTTGAAGAGTTTATGACTGGTATGAAAATATATTTGTCAAGATTTAATGAATTAGATGATATTCCAAAAATAGAACATGGTTTATTACAAGAATTAGCTAAAATTCCAAGAAATCTAATAGGTGGAAAAAGAAAAAATAAACGAAGTAAACGTTATACGCGTAAATGCATAAAACGTTCATTTAAAAATAGATTATAAAATGTTGCATACTATTGAACCAAAATAAAACTAAAATCATCCCATATGTCAATGGATCCCATTTGATTTGTTAATGGAAAAACTTTAAAATTATATGCAAATACGCATAAAATGTGAATTGGGGAGTACAAATAATTGATGTTAGATTTAACGTTTCTAAATAAAAATTATCATAGGGTAAAGATACATCTTATGAACGGTCTATGCTACATATGAAAAAAATCTTAGTGGTACTGATTCTAAAATGAACACTTTACAATCTATGATAAAGATTTAACATTCATAAAAACGTTCTAAAAAGAATTAATACATATTTTTATTACTCGTACTATTATAAAACAATTGTTTTTCTTGAAACGTTTGTTTAATTCCATTATTCTTTGTTTTTACAGAACTGAATAAAAGAGGAAAGGGTTGTACATACTCTTTACTTGGAATAGACTGGTGGTATAAATCGCCTTTACTTGATGGGAAAAACTCAGTTGATCTACTTAATTTTGTTTCCGTGTCAATTTGATCTATTTTTCCAGACCAAGGTGCACTTGTTCCTGGTAAAAAGTTAATTGTTGTATCAAATACTGGTTTACATTGAATGGTTACCTTATCTGGTATACGTTCATCCACAATGGGCAGGGTTGTGTATTTTGTATTTACTGGACGAGGTGAAAAATAAAATTGCGGTACATCGCCTATATTTCTTGACTGAAGTCTCTGATTTATTTCTTCTACTCTATTCATTTTTATACTTCATTATTATAAAATTGTGGTTTACTGAATAGGGTTGGCTTACTAACTCAAATCGATTATAAAATTGATTTAAGGGGTTAAACTATTTTATAGTAAAATGAACAAATTCGAAGAAGTCATTGAGACACTAGCAACTGAATACATTCAATATGAGATGGAATGCAATGTCGGAGATCACGATAACATGAAAACACGCATTTTAGATGAAGCTGAATTAACTGACGCCGCCTATCGTGAACTTTCAACACTAGCCTATAGGTGTGATTTATTTGATGATTCGGAGTTTAAACCCATCAATACTTACTACAGGATAAAGGTAGAGGATATTTATGACAAAGTATATAAAATATTCGAATTGGAACATTCAAGTGATTAAATCGACAAGAGTTACAGTGAAAATCTTTTATGGGTTATAAATTTTGAATAATCCAACTTAAACAATGAACTATTAACCATTCATGAACCTAACCAATCGTTTACAAGAAAACCATTTTATTCTTACAAGTATAAGCGAAGAGTGGATTGAAATGGACCCTGTTATACCCATACCAGAAATCATTGAATGTTCATGTAAGGATTGCAAAAAGTGTTTACCTTTAGAATTATGCGTAAAATCGACAGAATATGTACGATACATCAAACATTATGGATTAGATGCTTATTTAATTCACATCTATGGAAATACAAATAAGTTTATTCAGTTTATGGAAATAGATGAAGTGTACGAAGCACAACACAAATTTATACAAGTAGAACATTTTTGTTAATTATTTCCGTTTACTTCGTTTTAACCCACGGATTCGTCTTGTACCTCCATAATGTCTAGCATTTGCTATACGCTGTTCATCCAGTGTTCTTGCATCAGCTAAATAGTCAGTTGATTCAGTTAATTTGTAAAAAATAAACATACCTACAAGTGTAACTCCTATTACTATTCCACCTACTTCAAGTTGTGACATACTATTACACTTTATTAAAAATTGAAATGATTATTTTTATTATAGTTCAAAAAGACAAAATGGATATCTGTGGCTTATTTTATTCGAACCGGTTTACGAACACGTTTCCGCGTGATTTACCTACAGTCGGCGAAGTTATTGAAGTCATTTCGCAAAACAACGAGACATCCTTTTCATACATAAAGGGTACAGTTACGTATGAAGATGACATATATTCAGTAACATCTTCAAAAGGAATTTTAATTAAGTCATCCATAAATGGTATTTACAGAGAGGATCACGTTGAAGAGACTGACCTAACTTATTCAAAGTGGAGATATCCAGACAGTTACAAAGAACCAATTTTAAATCATATTACAAATAGGCTAACCGACGATGAGCTAGCCCAATGGTGTAGCGAAAATCACCCATTTTAAAAATGAAATTATAATTTAAAATTGAAACGATTTGACAAGAGACAAATATTATAAAAAGACAATCTGTAAACTGTAAAATGACACGCACTGAAGCAAAACGCATCGTGAAGACTGTAAAACGCGACCGGACTTGGAAGAAGACACAAAATGAGGCACACGAAACAATTGCGTTGATAAAGGTATTGGGAATTCGCGTAGCGAAGGACGAAATGGGATACGGCAATGGAGTAAAGGGAATTCATGCAGTGGATGATGACGAAGAATACGACGGTCTGATGATGTTGGCACACGCGGAATACGCACAAGAAAAATACGACGCACGGTACATGTAAAAAAAACAGTGGAAATTGCGTTTTCCTAGTTTTTTTTAACATGTAATTATCGTCTCATAAATCGATTAATTGACCTATTATGTTTGCGTTTATATTGGTTAATTTCTTTGGTCTTATTGTAAAACTCCGTAGGTTGCGGTTTTTCCAATAGCATTATCTCTGGATCCGTTTGTCCAAATAACATTATAAGTGAAACGTATGTTAGTGACATTTTATAACAATTTTACACTATAAAATGTACATCAATTTTTTTACCTAAATAAACGTTGCATTGTTATACCTTCATGATTTGTTTGTGGCATAAATAAAGTATGAATAAACGATTCATCCCGCAATCGAATAGAGTACGGAACTTGTGCTCCTCTACCAACCCGTCCAGCAGTTTGAATTAGCTTTTCTTGAGTTAGCTTACCTGCTAAATCTTTACCTACGTATAAATTAGCAAACTGGTAATTTGTACCGAAAATGAAATCCGTTGTTGCGAAAATGGCATACAACTTTTGTTTTGCAGTTAATTCTTTGACAATCTCAAGATATTTTGGAGGAACATCTGTTGAAAATACAGCTATACCCATCATAATTAATACTTTCCATGCTGTATCTACTTCTACCGATAATATCTTTTCAAGAATGGACGTTTCCATATCTGACGTAAACGCAATAGACAACTTATCCAGTTTTCCATACCGTTTTAGATGATCGTATTTATTCGGAATAAATACGTCTGGCAATGTAATCGGTTTAATGGAGGATTGAAGTTGTGTTATTTCTGTTTGGATACGTTTGACATCTTCATTCACACGGTTATCCGCCATTTTTTTCTCCTTTTCATCATCTTTATTCTTATCCGCCATGTCTTTTTCAAGTTTTCCCATTTTTTCAGCAATCAGATTATTGTAGGCAAGATTTTTCATCAACTCATTAAATATATTTTCTGGAATGGCAGCCGTTTTTAAACAATAAGAGGCTATTTTACGAACATCGTTCGCGACATAAATAGTTGGACCGTAAGAACACGTCCATGCATCATCCGAGCACAACTTTATCGTAGACGGAACTTGTATTCTTTCATCTACGATAAAATCCGTTTTCAGTACAGTCAAGTAATGCATTTTTATAGCAGTAATCGTAATATCTTCCATTTTAGTGAACGGAACTTCTTTCAAAAAGGAAAGCACCGCTCCCAAATCTATATATTTTAGTAAAATGAGGTTTTGCTCGATATGTTCTATACAACACATCAATTCATCCTTTGTTTTACAATAATGATGCGGTAACACAATGTGATTGTCTGGACTAATCACCTGAATGGTTTTATTGGACTCATAAGTGTATATTTTATATACGGGCGACTTTGTCAGCAATGTATAATCTATTTTTGGAAGGGTTGCTGACGATAGCACAATGGTAGGGATTTTATTTTCACGCCAGTTTTTAGAAATGATTTCATGTAACGGATGCGTTTCCTCATCCATTGTAATGGTTGGTTCATCCCAATATTTAAGTAATGTTTCGACTGAATTAAACTTAAGCATGTATTCCATCGCATGTAAATAAGACTGGATGTCTGAAATGATAATTTCCACTTTACTACCATTCGCATTGTCTACTTTACGAATGGCACCGCTTCGTCTATCACGTATACAATCCACTGCTGCTGAATTATGAAGTCGTATATCGATTTGGTCTTTACACCCAAATGCTACAGCACATGGTTTTCCAAGAGAAACACATGCTTTCATCAATGCCATACCTACATGTTTTGCTGCACATACAAAGATAACCTTGTATTTTTCAGACAACCCAATAGGAGATACAGTCTTTCCAGTACCAGTAGGAGCCACATATAAAATGAGTTTGGGTCCGTCTTGTTTCGAAATTGTAAATAATTGTTTTTGATGTTCGTACAGTACGGTATCTCTATATTTAACATATTTGTTCTTTTCAAGCAATTCAACCGCATTCCACGTCATTTCCCGTATGTCTGGAGTACACGTTTCCAGGCAACGCGTTGCGTATTGCATCACATATTTGTTTTTACGGGACACGTTTAACTTCACCATCCAATGTAACTGAAAATATTCTTTTTTGTCACACAATTCTATAAGAATGTGTTCGTATAATACAACTGAAATCTTTTTTGTAAATGAACTTACCCTGATTTGATCCGCCTTTTTAAGTTTTACTTTAACGTCTACCTTTTGAATAGAAAAGTAGGTGTTGCATAAATAAATGTCGAGTTCGGGCGAAGGGTCCACTTTTAAATAGGTATATAAAGATTGCATTTGATTTTCAACCAATTCTGGATTTTGAAACCCTTGTTTAATAAAGGAGAGAATACGCATTTCATCCGCTTGAACTGGTATCTCAATGCTATTCCATTCATCCTTTGTAAGTTTAGTTTGAAAAGTGACGTTCATTTTTTTTCATACTAATTTATCGATTGTATCATTCAATTTTTTAAAACTTTTAATTTGAAATGGGAGTATATACAAGGGTTTTATTGGTTTTAGTGTCCCATGAACATATACCCAATTCATTTCTAGTATAAACAGATCGCATATCCCATTTTACACATGGGCCGTCCTTTGAATAAACGTTATATATTTTTTTATAAATATTTACAAGAACCGAATGTTTATTAGGAGTTGGATTAAATACTAAACCGTAAAAACGTTGAGCAAGACTACATATATCTTCAACGGGTGCAATTAGTGTAAACACATTAGTTCCATGAGCAGCTACATTCTCACTATTATTAAATAATCCATTGAAAAATGCTGTACAAGGAGGAGCAATTAATATATAAAACCTTAATACTCTAATATCCGCTACCGCAGTAACAGAATTTGATGGAATTAATGCTAACAGATGTTTATGTTCCTCATCGTCAGATAAATTCATGTCAATAAGTTGCTTATACTGATTTATAATGTAATACATCTTAGTATTGATATCATTCCATGTAGGAGCAGTATCAGGATCTTTTAATAATAATATTGCTGCGAAAAAATTAAAAACTAATTTGTGTATTGCAGCTAATTGCCACCATAGTATTTGTACTACGGGAGTACATATATCAAAATTTGCATCTTTAAACAAATCAACTCCACGTGCAGCGGTGTAAATATCTCGAAGGCGTTGTGCCATGACATTTGCATCTAGTGTATAATATTCATCCTCTATTATATATCTTACATCTGTACTGATCATATGATGGTACCAAACAATTTGAACGTATAATGTATTATCATAAACCTCTTTTAAATAAACTGGAGCGCCTTCTTCTGCTCCAGTTCTCAATGCACTATCTAAATACATATAACTACCTGCGTATTCATCTAATCCATATGAATATTCTACTGGATCCCAGGTAGGACATGTTTTAGTTCCAGTAGCAGTTACACAAAATGCTCTTCCCCATACATGTTTAAATTGGCTAGGAGGTTGTATATAGGTTTCTTCTAAATCTCTTTTTGCAGATACGAATCCAGCATAATTCCCTTTCCTTTGTTTATGCCATGGTCTTTCATAGAGTATACTTGTTCCGCAAAGATATCTATTATTTGTGCTTTCCCAATAACTATCAAATTGAATAGAATGTAGGTTTAAACAACACGCATGTGCATCTCTTATATGAACTACTTGTGGTATATGAATCTGTGTTCCGTCTTCTATATAAGGTACTTGAATAAAAGATAAAAATCTGACAACTTGACCGATAAAAGCATGTGTTCCATGAGTGGTTAACCCTTCTGAATCTACTGAACTGAATTTTGAGGGAAATTCATAAAGTAAAAGTTCAAACCTATCAACCGTTTTAACTCTCATCATTTGTTGATAAGGTAGATTTGCACAACAATGTAATAATAATGCAAATTGTTCTGCAACAGTGAAGTCTTCGGTAGATAAACTTAAAAATGTAGTAAGTACATATCGTATATTATCTACAATAGTATTATCGGATTCATATTGTCTAGGATAGTCATACATATCAATTTCAATAATACGTATAGCTAAGGCCCTAAATGGGTGTAGCCCGCTTATTCTATTTAAATTTACCCAAGAGGTGGCGTCAAATAACATTCTGGTTTTAATATTTGTTTTACCTGTTATAACAGCTAATGTTGACACAGATACATAATAATATATTAACCATTTTATATATTTATTAAATGCATCGGTTATTATTTTATTCGATCCATAATTTTCACCATCCATTAATGCTTGTACTTGATTATCTGGCATAAAATATGAATTTGTGTATACGATTTCATTCTTAGCAGTACCTATTGTACCAAACTCAAAAGAGGTTTTATCTGAAGAAATTTTGTATACTTTTGCTAATCTAAAAAAATCTGGCGTTGTGTCTGTTATACAGTGACATCCATCTAAATCTGCACTTGATATATTTGTATTTAAAAACCCAAAATTGTCACTATTTCGTTTTATAATAGAAGTTGATCCTCCTTTATAAATTTTCTGTTTCATATAGTATGAAAACAAAAAAACAAAAAAGGAATAACACCACAAAAAAAGGAGGAATGCTAAAGGATAAAATTATAAAGGCATTTAATACATGGCGAACTTTTAACTCGACACTACTATTATTACCTTTACAGTGTCATCATGTAAACCCTGAAGGTGATAAATTCACGTTGTATGATGTTAATAATAATTCAATTGGAATTTATGATGGTAATATAACTGTAACAAATGTAAATAGGGTTATTCCAAAGAAGGCAGTAGACATATTGTCTCAATAATTTACTGATTAGACCGGTTCAATCACATATCAGGATTAAAGAAATTTATGCAATCCGCAAATATTATATCTAATATTAATATGGCGGCAGAACCAACTGTAACCCAACTTTGGTTTGGAATAGATTTATCTTCCTATAATTTCATTTATATTTCTTATGGTTCAAAACAGAATGAAATTGAGACAGAGATAAGATATGGTACGAAATCTACAAAAAAATTTTATCAACAGTGCCCTCATTTTTTATCCTATCTACATACTTTACCTCTTTTATGCATTTCTATCGATACATATGATAAGTTTACGATTGAATCGCGTGTGATTGACTTACTAGATGGAGGCGACACTACGTATAAACATGTATGTGTTCCCACAATTAACATGACTACTACTATTGAACATACCGACACACTAGTAACCGCCCTAAAAGGTACAAAATCAATTGTTTTTTTTGTAAACTTTATAAAATTTAAAACAGAGGGTAATCTTGATGAACAACATACTTTAAAACAATCAAAAAAATTACCCAAACTTATACCTGTACAATATAATTATTATGAATGGTGTGGATATTCAATGCCCGATTTTATTCTTAAAAGGAATTATGATAAAGACCAACTTTTAGAAATATGGAAAGATAATAAAATTCTTGAGGCATTAAATGATGATACAAAATTAAAAAAGTGTCTTACTGCCCGCAACGCATTAGGAAAATATAACGATATTCGTTCTGGGTTACTAAACATTACATACGATGTAACTACAGACCAAATAGAATATATTCCAGGTAGTTTAGCTGAACGTGAAAAGATTGAACGTGAAACGATTGAACGTGAAAAAGAAGGAGGCACAAAAAAACGTAAAAGATTTAGAAAAAAACGTAAATCCAGAAAATTTAAATAATATAGCGGTATACTATGGATCAGGGTGTCTTTGACAATTTACCTATTCGGGATTGGACTACTATTCAACACTCATATCCGGGTGAACTTACTAAAGACCAAAAAGACACAATAAATAAGGTGCAGATATACCTTATGGATTTAGACTATTTTTCTACGCACCCAAAAAGTCCTGCACCATACCCGCTATCAGACACCGTAAAGGATGAATATATTGCGTTGTTAAAACGTTGTAATTTGTTGGGTGGATTCAGAAAAAAAAGTCGTAAAAATAAGAGACGTAATAGAAAAAGTAGAAGATACTAAAAATTGAACGAGTTTCACATTTGGGGTTTATTTTAAAATGGAATACTTTAATGAAGATGCTATTAATGAAATGACAGATTTTTGTCGAACGTGGCCTGTTTTAGGTGAAATTCATTACAAGGAAAATTTTAAAACGATACAAGATTTTACAGAGGAGATTTTGCGTAAAATGTTCATTCGTGTATTTAACACTTTTAACAAATTCATAATAAACGAAAATGACACTTGTTTTAACTACATTGACAATCGCGCCCATGTATTGTATGAAATAATAATGACCCTAAAAGAAAATAATTATTGTGAAGGAACCATTTCCCAAACGTTTAATAATTATTGGTTTTATATAGGGAGACATCTTTTATATAAACGAAAAGAAGATACCATTCGTAGAATACTTGATAAACTACATTCTTAAAATTGAAGCGTTCATTTTACAACATGATAGGTTAAAAAATGGATGAAAACCTTATAGAGGTATTAGACCTAAATGATATGTTGAATAACATAGATGAGATATACGAAACAGTAGAGGTTGACTCAAATGGAAATTGGTCTTATCCATTTTTCATAAATAACATTGAATACGTCATTTGGAATGAAACACGGATTTTTCACAATGCTATACAGGTTGGAACCATACACGATGGAGAAATTAACTTTTATTAAACGGGACGTTTACACGTTTTTTTTCGTCTAGTTCCTCCAAAACTCCATTTCGGTTTTGTAATTTCGATAAGAATTTGTTTCATGGTAATTTCCTTTCCTTTGTGAAAAATAACTGGTCCTTGCTCCAACTCTTCACATTGGTGAACTGTCCGAACATTAGAAATAGTGTATCCTAAATCTTCAAAAATTTTTAACTCTTTAAAACAAAGACAAGGCGGAAATCCAAATTGTTCAGACGTAATGTCAATATAGTATTTTTCTTTACTATCATACGCCCATACATGATTAATTCTTTTAGGTGTATGTACTTTACCCACAATAATTTCAATATTTGGAAGAAGTTTAGTAAGCAAACAAGTCGCCAAATCACACATTGCTTCCAATGAAGGTTCGTATTTTATTAATATGGCACGAATTTTGTCAAGGGTAGCCTTGTATTTATACATAACTTTATTTTAGATTTAAACTATTTGCTTAAATAATCAGAACCCATTATAGCCGCATAATAAAACAAACTAAAGCATACACTTTTTGCGAATAACCCAGACGTTGTATCTGTAAAAATGGTAGGTGCCGCTTTTACCAACATTACGTGTAACATCGGTAAGTCAAACAAAAAGTATAACAGTCCCATCATAATAGGTATTCTTAACTCTTCCATCCAATCTATTTTTTGTTTTATAGGTTGTTGTTCGATGTATTCAGGGGACCTATCTGGGACATAGTTTGTGTTTACTTGCGGGTCTACTACGTGCTCTATGGTTTCTCTAGGAATGTCACGAGAAGGAAGTTCAGTTTTTGTATTGTAGGGTAAATCAATAATGTTCGTAGCCATATTTACTCCTTTAGTATTTTATGTGATGTTTTTTTACGCAAACTTTACTATTTTTTTTGATGAATTGCATTTTACGGCGTTTGGTTTAAACGTATAACATTGATTTCCATACTTGTAATTTTCACCTACAATTTTATCTAATTCTGGTCCCTTAAAATCTAAACATTTTTTACCAGAACAAGTTTTTCTAAACAGTGTAGATAGCCCAAATCCTAAAAGGACCGCCATTATTATTTTACCATAATCAGATTGTATAAATTTTCTAACTTTCATACAGTATCTTATTATTTTTTTTTAATGTACTGGTATACGTTTAACACCTTTAACACAATCTACTAATTTTGCTGAAAACTGAAAACATTGGTTTGCTTCATCTTTATATTGTATTTTTTTAACATTTGTAGGACTGGGATAAACTATCACGGTTTTATATTCCTCTGGAGAAATGTACATAAAAATCATGCCCACTATAAAACTACTCACAAACAATAAAATATACATTAGTTTCATACAGTATCAATATAAAAATAATCCAATTTACTAGTTTATGATTTTATCTATTCCATTATCCACTTATAACAGCCAGTTTATCACGTTACTTCAACCCGTTAAAAATAATATGATGGAGAGAGGATTATTCACTCGCATATTATATTCCACCACAAACGTTATCTTTAACGGAATTTACTTAAACATTCACGGAATACACTATACTGACATTTACACATTTGAAAAGAACGTTCTACACTCTTATAGTACTACCAAACATCCAGTATACAGTATTGAAAAACAATTAGGAAGGAACCTTTATAAATCCATTTTAAAAATATCTGGCATTTGGGAAAACGATACTTCTTATGGATTAGCCTATAAAATTATTGAGTAAACCCATCTGTCCTAAAATACGAACAAATAATGGCTTCAATCATAATAAATCCAAACAATATTGTGCTTAACAACATAGATAAGGTATTATACTCGGAATGTCTTGTTTTCATGTATTGTACGATAGACATGATATTCATTCCAGTCACAATAACTACAAAATACGAAAACAAATACCATGTATCGGGCATACCATCTGAAAGGTAATCACTATTCTTAACCAGACATATAGAATAAAACCCTATCAATACTAATAAAGCAATTATACTTCCAGACGTAGTTATTATCTGGGATGCTAAATTCCACCCCTTTTCTGGATGTATCAATGAAAGTGAATAGATAAACATAAAAACAACCATTACAAATATAAACCCCATTCCCAATAAAATGGCAGTTCGGATATTCATGAGAGATACGCCTACACCCGCCATTGCTAATCCACCCAGTAAATTCCATTGAAATTCATCATCCATATTTTTACGGGTTAAAAAAATATATAGGCTAATAAAAAATGCAAAATTATGTTGTTCATAAACAACTCGTTTCCATTCATTCTGAAGATAGAGACATTAAGAAATGGCCGACATCTACCGTATTTGATGTTGAATTGCCAGTAGAGTATAAAACAATTGTTAGTTTACGATTGGCCGACATTGAACTTCCGTCCAATTATTACGTTTTTTCATTTAAAAATCAAAACGTTAAATTTACAGTAAACCTTAATGGAATTGTTAAAACGATTACCATTTCAGAGGGCACTTATTCGCCATTCCAATTATCACTTGAAATGACAGGACAATTAAATAAGGCGTTTTCTACACTATTTCAAGTATGGTACAACAGTGCTTCCATGAAATTTGTATTTATTCATCCATTACCCTTTTCCATTGATTTTTCATTTGCTGAAACGTATGACGCCTCTTCCTTTTACGATCAGTATACACAATGGGGATTTGGAAGCTATCTTGGATTTTGTAAACTTTTATATTCATCCACCGAATTAAGTACGTATTCCATTTTCTGCGAAAATATCATCACTTCTGGTCATGTAATTGAAGCACCATTCACTGCCAGTTTATTAGGAGACAGTCATATTTATATGGAACTTGATTTATACAACAGCATGGATGAAATATCCCCTTATACTGAACGTAGCAATTCATTATTCAATGCCAAATTTAGCGGGAAACATAACTCTGCTTTCGCAAAAATACCAACCATTGCAGTTGCCAATCATAAATTATACGTAAGTAAGGAATCATTTCTTTCTAATTTATTTTTTAGCGACCCTCCATTAGAACGAATACAAAAATTTAAGTTCAAGTTTAGATACCATGATGGTAGACCAGTAGATTTTGGTACCACAAATTTTAGTTTTACGATTGAAATTACAATGTTACGACCTGATTCTATGAAACCATCCATTCAAGTAAATTCAAACCATTATAAGTTAAAATAATATGTTAATGACATTTAAACCACAAAAGAATTAGTAAATGAAATAGCATTATTAAAATAGTTTGATAACATATGGATGAGCAATTAACCAGTGACCGTTATAAACTAGACCCTTATGAAGACGCCGACAAATTGTTTGATCGACAAAGTACTCTAAGGTCATTGAACCGCAATGTTTCAGCATTCTTTCATTTTTCACCAGCCGAGCGCCTAGATAAAACAATTGTGTTACAATCTGTAATGCAAAATGGATTGGTTCTTAAATATGTGGATGAATTTAAAAATGATCCAGACATTGTAATACCTGCAGTAAACCAAAATGGTGAAGCGATTAAATACACATCTGACCGAATTGCATTAGAAATAATTGGCAATGATGGTACTAAAATTCAATATGCTTCAGATACAGTTATTTTAAATGCGTTAGAAGCAAATGGTAATCTATGTCAGTATATAGAACCTGATAAATTATGTAGAATATTATTACAACACACAGAAAAAATTAAAGATATGAATTTATCTGTAGACTGTGTTATTGGATTAATTGGTATGCGACCAGATTTTTATAAACATGTTTCTAATAAAGCTAAACTATATAAACCGGTTGTAGTAGCTGCATTAACAAGTGATCCTAGAAATTATGTGTATGTACCTAGAGCATACCCCGAATATCTTGAACTAATAAGATTAATGCCAGAGTCAGTACTGCCTCCGATCCCTACTGAATTTACCCGAGAAATTTCAAACACTAAGACCGTTCAAACTGGACCTACATGTTTTTACCATGCAAGTGCCAAAGTCTTTTTACATAATCGGTTTGAATTTATTCAACCAATTGACAACAGTAAGTATCCCAAAGAGTGTGATAGGTTCTTAGATATGAATGATGGGTTATCTCTTATAGGCCTTACGCAAGATATGTGTACTGAAGGAGGATATATTCATATTTTATTATTTGTATATTTATATTTCTTAGGCATTGAGTCCGGTAAGACTACATATTATGATATGTTGGGATCTAAATCTAGATTTATGAGTATGCCAAAGTTTTTTGAGAAACCTGAAAATGCTAAATATAAAGCAGATTTACTCCTTGCGTTAACCCACATTAACCGTAAAACAAATGCTGCAGGAATTAAATGGATGAATTGTTGGGTTCAGTTAGATAAGGATCCTGATGAAGATAAATTATATCAAGTTATTCATAAATTAACTAATCTAAATTTTTATGTATGTCTCGGGTTAAATACTCATGCAGTTATAATTACAGATACAAAAGATGGCAGTTATCGCATTAAAAATTCTTGGGGTGAAGATTATGACATTGTTAAATCATTGAAACTACTATTTTTACAAGGGAAATGTCCGAGACCTTATTGCGCAACTGATATTGAATGTTACTTACCAATAAATGATAGTATTGAAGATTTACGACCATATCCCACTTTAGATGAGCTAAACGAATGGATTGATCTGCATAGCACTGAACTACATCAATTAAAACAAAGTTTAGTAGGGGGCAATAAAACCAAACGGTTTAAAAAAGGACGTAAATCATATAAGTTTAAAAGTAACGAATTGAAAAGAATAACAAAACGTAATAAATTGAAAAAAAAATAAGTATATTAACTTAATCAACATGTCCATTCGGTCTCTTTATATCGGTTATTCCAAAGTGGAACACACAACTGAAATGGTAAAAAAAACTATAGATGAATTCTTTCACGCCAATCTCGTATCACGCGTAGATGAACGAATACGCAAAGATAAGGAAAACAACCCATTTAAAATATTTTTCGTTCATTTTAGTAAAGTAAACACCGCTCTCCAACACTTTTTCGATAAATTAGGCAAAGTAGAATCGTTACGCATTTATCAATGGACCTTAAAGTTTAATACAAGACATCATCTTAAAAATGAAACATCCTTTTTAAATGACCGTGATGACACTTATTGGACTAATCTATCTGACGAATTTAAACATGATGTACACGTGAAACCTTCCAATATTTAGGATTTAACCCAAGATACCCCATATCGTAAACAATCATCATGGACCCATATTTGTCTATCTTATCCAAAAGAGAACTAATTCTGCGACTCGGCCATGCCTTTACCCAAAACTTTTTATCCGTTGAAGTATGTAAAGAATATACACTTTCAACTACTATGTCCCATTCTATTTCAAACACGTCGGTAACATTTTTGTCTGTTGTATCAGTTGGTGCTTCCACTAATAATCGAATAGTCTCCATTTTACATGGAATACTATTTTTTTTTTTAAAAAAAATCAATTTTGTGTTTAAATCTGTAGAACTATTTTATAATAGGCTTTTATGTTGAATTATAAAAAAAATAAAAACGGACAAGTTCTTAAAAAACTTGAGGAATATCTTAACGTCAGTTCTTTACAAAATTACGTACCCTTATACAACCGTTTCTTCAATTTAAACGACACAAATTGGAATTCCATTAATTTAGATACATTTCATACCCTTAAAAATGTAACGTTCAAGGATGAACTATATAGCAATAAAACTCCCATTTTTTGCAAATTTTCACCACTTCTAGACCCACTTAAATACCTTACGGGTAGTTATGAAACATACAAATTTAATTTACCATCCATTACGACCACGTTGCCTAAATTATCCGACGTAAACAATTCATCTTATGTAGATTCATTTTTTTCCTATCTATCTAGTCGTTTACTACACGATAAATTCATACATGGAAATGACTTTTACGGCAGTTATCTAGGCATAAAAACAGATTTTCAGTACAATGTAGAAGAAGACCTAGAACATCTTGAAGACAGTAGTTTTTTTCACGCCAATAGAGGAAAGTTATTTGACTTAAACCGAGATTTTTCATTTCCAGGGTCAAGGAAAAATAAAGGTCCGCTTCAGTTTTCAGAAGACGTTGAACTTGTTCTCGATTCGTTAGAGGATACAGACTCAATTCAAAGTGACCATTCCGATGAATTAAATTTATATGCCATTTTAAAACAGTTTCCAGTACAAGTCATTGCCATGGAAAAATATACAGATACGTTAGATTCATTACTTGGTGACATTGAACCAGACGAATTAACCTCCGCATTAATTCAAGTCATCTTTACACTAATTGCCTATCAAAAGGTGTTCCAATTTACACACAATGATCTTCATACCAACAACGTCATGTACATGCCAACAACCATCACCCACTTATACTATTGCTTTAATTCAATTCATTATAAGGTTCCGACCTTTGGTAAAATATTCAAATTAATTGATTATGGACGAGCCATTTACACATTCAAAAACAATCGGTTTGTCTCAGACAGTTTTCATGAAGATGGAGACGCAGCCACCCAATACAACATAGAACCTTATTTTGATTGTTCTGAACCATTACTCTCTCCAAATTACAGTTTTGATTTATGCAGGCTTTCCTGTTCCATTCTTGAAGGAATGCCAGAAACGGATGGTATTTACGGCGTTATTTCAGAATGGAGTCAGGATGATAAAGGCGACAGCGTCATTTATACGGAAAACGGAGATGAAAGATACCCCGATTTTGAACTATACCGCATGATTTCAAGGACGGTTCATTTACATACGCCAGAGGCACAATTGAAACGACCCATTTTTAGTGCGTTTCAAACAACCGACCGAAATAAACACTGTATGAATATTGATTTATATTCGCGACAATAAAATTGAAGTGAATTATTTTAAACACAACTAGTAAAATGGATTCCGTAATTCTAAGCACGTTTTCGTCCTGTGTATGCGATGTTTCCCGTGAGTACAACAAAATGTGTATCAAATGTTCCAACTTTTCATGTGTAGAGTGTATAACTGACTTAAAGTATATAGAGTGTCATGGTCTAAGTGATTATTTAATGCTTCGTTACGGGAATTGCAATCATGAAGACTTTCTAATGACAGAAGAAATAATCCGAAATACACATTATTTATTCAAAAAGAAATTATAATTTAAAAATTGATTGGTTTTATTTTTTGTTTTTCTTTTAAAAATGGATTGTATGATTTGTTTCAACGAAATGAGTTCAGTTTACAAAATGAAAGGATGTTCACATACCATATGTACGTTATGTGCTGAACAAATGAAGGATATGCCGTCCAGCATTGCATACCCTTTAAGTAATGTGTTTACTGTAAAATGTCAAGGAGTATCTTGTTTAAGATGTCCTTATTGTAGAATACGCGAACCAGTTATTTTTAAACTCAACAAATGGGATACCAAAGAATATAACCTATGATGCAATTGGAACTATCCTATGATGGTGAAAAATCAAAGGTTCAAATGAATTATAACTATTACTCTGTTGGTAAAAAAAGACCATATACATTAACATGGACTGTATATGATCGTGAAGATTCCATTTCAACATTTGATTTTTACTATTGTACTCCATGTAAATATCAAAAGCATAAGAATACCAATCCTATAAGACCTCAAAAACATGTATACAAACAAATATGTACGCAAGACAGAAATCGTAGAATGGTGCGAAAATAAGCCCGGTTTAATACGATGCCAGTATATATTTGGTTATCATTAACTGACTACTCAATATTTGTTCCGTGGACATTCTAGCAAACCAATTATATTTTGTTCTGGATAAAATTTCCTTATGTGGTAAATAAATTCCATATACCGTATCTGGTATGTCAATGTGATCCGTTCCTAATAATTCTGCAATGCCTATGGGGGTACCATTTACTTTTTTTATACCAATGTTTTTACCATCAATTATTTTAACATCCGCTTTATTTAACCATAAACTCGTATTCCCAATAAAGTCAGATTGGACCGTTTTATCTTTATATAATTCTTCTTGGAACTCTACAAATGCTTTCATACTCAATGACCCTTTTTTACACACCATCATGTCAGTGTTTGGGAAATAGGGGGATTGGTCGTGTGTTATCCCCTTATTTATACCTTCAACCACAGTCATTTTATCCGTCATCAATTCTCGCAAGTTTTTTACACACAAAAAAGATTGTGGAACAATCATACCTCCATAATGGTACAACAACATGCTAATTCCAAGTTTTCTATAATGACTTTTCATTGGTTCTGCTAAATCGTCCAGTTCAACGTTCCAAGACAATAATCTACGAAAAACATCGTCGTCAATTAAACATATGTTAAAGGAATCTTTACATTTATCATAAATACTTTTCATGGTAATTTGAAGATAAGGTTGGTTTAGTTTAGTAGACGTTCGTGAATAAAAGGATTCCCAATTTCTAGCATTCAGTTCCGTACTTGTATGTATCCACAAAATCGGTTTACGTCTATTCATCTTTTCACCAATAAAATAATCCGATACCAATTTGTAATGTTCATGCGTCTCAAACATTTCATTTGATAATTTGTAACTTCGATATAAATACTGCGAAATTATAGCAAATACTATAAGAATTATTATTTTAGTATACATAATCTTTTACTATATTTTTTTTGTTTTTAATAAAATTATAATAAATCCATAGTAGTATGAAAGTACTTCCGTGGTATGGTCTTTTGTTAATTGTTTTATTTTGTGCCGCAATGATGACCCGTGAAGGGTTCGAATCCAGTCCATCCACCCTTTTAGATGACATTGCCAACAAGAAGGTTCTATTGCTAGTTTATACAACTGCATGTGGACACTGCATTAAATTAAAACCTGTATGGGATAAAGTTGCCTCTAAACACACTGAAAAGATGGTTGCGATTGATGCAAGTGACACGGCTAATTCAGCGGTACAAGCCATTACCTCAAAGTTTAACGTTACTGCTTACCCTACCATGATCGTATTGGATAATGGACAAGTAGTAGAACAATATGAAGGGGGTAGAACAGAACAAGAGCTTAGTGCGTTTGTAGAGAAATTGTAGCCTCTAGTACAATTTTTTCCTGTAAAGACAATTTTTGAAATAGCACACATTCATCCATCCAACATTGAAAAAAACGATTACGGTTTTTACACACAACCATTATACCGTCTTCTTCAATGTCAACCCTTACCACAAATCCGCCATTTGTTAATTTCATTGTACTTAAATTTACCCATCTTATATAGGCACCGGTAGTTAACTGGTGTAATTCGTCCACATACTTATAGTCTTTCAATATTGCCGCATTAATTTTTAATTTTGCTACTATTTTATTTTTTAATTCATTCATGCTTATGAAATTTTCCATTAGTATATCTTAATCATTAAGTTAAACCCAATTAATCATATGTATTAATGCCATTTTATGCCACTTATACTGGACATATTCAAAACGGAACGTTTACTACATGGGAAGAATGTAAAAAGGAAATTTTCAAAAAACCAAAGTACAAGAAGTTTGATACGTTAGAGGAAGCACAACATTTTAATACATATGGACCGTTTGGTACAGATGAAACATTTGACTATTGTGTATATACGGATGGTTCTTGTAAATCCACCAATGGAGGATATGGTATTTATTTTGGAAAGGATGATTCTAGAAACGTAAGTTGTCGTCTAAACGGTATAACCAATAACATTGCAGAATTAACCGCAGTAATCGAATGCATGAAACTGTTAGGCCCTGAAAAAATTGGAATATACACAGATTCACAATATGCCATACTTTGTTGCACTTCTTATGGAGAAAAATGTTCTAAAAAGAAATGGCCTGACATTCCAAATCTCGAATTGGTAAAGGAAGGATATACACTTTTACAAGACCGAAAAAACATAACGCTAGTTCATGTTACAGCACACACGTTAAAATGTGACGTCCATTCTATTGGAAATAGAGAAGCGGATTTATTGGCGAAAATGTGAACGAGACCTACGCGTTTTACGTGACTGGCGTGACCGTTGCGATCTACGTGACTGGCGTGACCGTTGCGATCTACGTGACTTACGGAATAATCGTCCTCCTTGAAGAGGGGCAGGGCCTTGAATAGGGTTAGGTTGAAGGTTATTCAATTCTGCATTATGCAAATCTTCTAAACTAGTATACACATTTAGTCTGATACCGTTTACCATAATATATTTGGCTCCTGGTTCAAATTGCACGGGGTAACCACCCTCGTATTGTAACGTGTAAATACCATTAACATGCGTAACACGATATTTATCTTCATTTCCTTGTACATACGCATAAGATCCTTCATTATCTTGTCTAAATATTAATCGCTGAGGCATTGGTAGTGCGTCTTGATTCATACTATACTCCTATATTTAAATTGAAATGTTCCTAAAATATATATTATTATAAAATGGATATTGAAACCAAAATTCAACAAATAACATTGTATAAGGTCATTCATCTTAAACAATGTATAAGTTATCGCAACATATTAAAATATTACATTCATAAACTTACATTACCAGAAATATATTTGGAACGTTGTATTTTAAATTTTATTGGAATGAACAAATTTATTAGTGAGTAATTACTTTTGTGCAATTATAATTTAACAAATGAACTAATCCGTATTCCAAATTAATGGAGACACCGAATAAAAACAATAACAGAAACTGAAAATAGGACGAAGAAATTATAACATGCAAGATGTATACATCCGTTGATATATTTAATTTCAAATTAACCGTGAAACTGACGAAAAAGGGTATGGTGATATGTCGGTTCAAAGTGGCGTGAACAATGAAATACTTATATGATTGTTAAATCACGTTGTATATTAAACTATAAAACCGATAAAATTAATCATTTTAAAATCGAATAGTTTTTATTTTTATTGTTTTAAAAAAAATAAAAATTTATTTTATGAGTTTTTTCTCTCTGAACTTTTTTTTTAGGTTTTCGTCCTTTTTTTAGTCCCAGTCACAAATCATGAAAAAAACAAATAATTTAATTACATCATATACCATGTTGTTATTTACTAATAAATTTAGAAAACAATGAAAAACAATAAGAAACAATATAAAACTAATAAAAACAATATATAATAATGGTATTTTATGAATGTATATGTTGTATGTTTACTACAGGACTAAAGTCAAATTATGAGAACCATTTAATTACAAAAAAACATTTAAAATTAGTCCAAATTCGGCCAAATATAGCCCAAAATATAGCCACGATTAGTCCAATTTCCAATACATACTCTTGCAAGTATTGCAGTCAGGGATTTAAACATAAATCTTCCATTTACAAACATATTAAATATACTTGTACAAAAAGCAAAGATGAAGATTTAAAAGAGTTAGTTCGTCTCATGAATTTAAAAATGGATCAAAAAGATAAAGAGCTTGATCTGCACAAAAAGACAATAGAAACGCAGTTTAAACAATTGGAAACGCAATCGAAACAAATCGATAAACTGGTGAACAAGCTTGAAATACATGGTTCATTCAATACTACGAACATTCAGAATAACATTCAGTTGTTATCGTTTAAGGATACGGACGTTTCCCATTTAACGGATAAAGATTATGCGTTTTGTATAAAACGCGTAAACTTTTGTGTAAAGAGTATGATTGAAAAAATCCATTTTAATCCTGCTAAACCTGAAAACATGAACATATACATTTCGAACTTAAAGGATAAATACCTTATGGTGTATGAAAATGGAAACTGGAACATAAAGACCAAGAAGGAATTGGATTATCTGTATGAGCAAAAGGAAATGATGCTTGAAGAATGGATAAGCGAACAGGATAAGTATCCCGAATTAAAGGAAAAGTTTATACAATACGTTCATAACAAAGACAATGATGAAACATTAAACATGATTAAAGATGAAATAAAACTGATGATGTATAACAAGCGTCTTTTGCTTGAATAACCTAATTTCTACGTTTACGTGATCGGGTACGTATTTTACGGCCTTTTCGTCTAGTTTTGCGTTTACCTCCCAATTTACTACCCTCGTCTAGTTCTTCTGCGGATATTGCTCTTGCTACCTCAGCTGGTAGTGGCAGTCCTTCAATAAATACTCTACAACCAATGTCTATAATGTTTACATGTTCAATGCCTAAATCTCCGAAAAACTTTAATATGTGGTTCAGTGTGATAGATTTATAGTGGTCTACTCCACTAAACTCTGTAGAAGATTCTAAATCGCCATAGGGGTTTGATTTGGCATAAAATTGTGTAGCAACGGCAACATTGATTAAATTTAAATTTTGTAGTTTAAAATAATCAGATTGGGTTAAGTATGGATCGCTAATATCAGGAACCACAAGATCATTGCCAATTAAATCTTGATGAAGCTCTAGGTTATCACTATTTGTATGTACTATGAATATACCTTGTTTTGTTGCGAGTATACCATCTGTTATAGTATACAATTGATTATACATGTACCTTCTTACACCTGTTGGCCGTTGTGCTGCTACGGTATACCGTATAGCTATTTCATCACGATCTTCATGTGGATGATCCTTTACTATTTGTTCTATAGTCAAATGATCAAGTACACTCTTAAATCTCTCACGGAACACGTCATCATATGCGACATTTGCAACGCGAATTGGATGTGTTTTAAAAATTGGAGTTAGTATGTCTAGTTGTTGTAATGGGAATTGTTCTGCGAGAATGCATAGTCCAGGTGATGTTCCGAGTGCAGTATGTGTTGGTGTAGTTAGTAAAGGGTCACTAAGAATTCCTCCATGCATGGCGATCATGATGGTGACTGAATTGGGACCGTTTGAAATTCTTTCCATGTAATAAAAAAATAAAATAAAACTGTTTTTTTTCAATAAAATATAATTAGAAAATGCTTGCAATGCGTAAGCACGTCTTGGCTGAGATTTGACTTTGTGCGAATTCGTAGTAGTCGCCCGTTCCGTCCCATCGTGTATAT